AACTAAAATCTTTACCCTCTATATGAAAGTGTGGTACAGGTCCTTCACCACAATAGACATTAATGGCAACCTTACCGATCTTAGTAATTCCAATTCTTCCAACATTAGCTTCTGTTGTAATCTCAGATATAAAATTATCTATAACCCCTATAGTACTTCTATTTTTATCATTATGAATCATTTCATATTGAGCTGGCATATAATAAATTCCCCTCTCAATTTCTTTTATAGCCATCAATAATAGAGTAATTAGGTTTGGATATTTTATGATATTTAAACTTATATTTTATTTGTACTAGTTTATTATGATTTATTATATTATTATTATACCAAACAGTTACCGCAAACTCCCATATAGAAATTGGTAAATATTCTGTTTTTTGATTCAAAAACTCATTTAAAATATCTTTTTGTTGTATCGACAACATATTATATTTCATATTTTTATGAATGAAATATTTATTATCAAATATACAAATACAGCAATTAAAATTTGATCCTTCAAGATGAAAATGTGGTATTTTGCTTTTTTCATTTCCATATATATTAATTTGAATTTTTTCATCAATTTTATTTGGTATAAAATTTGGTATAATATCTATAATACATTTATTTTTTTCACTATGAATTTCTTCATAAGAATTCATATATTATCTCTCCTCAGGCTTTGTATAAGTACTATTTGCTAAAGTACCAACATGTACCACTGTAAGATCAGGATATAATTCTCTCGTTTTCTGAATCTCAGATTGTTTAATAATATTGGTGTACTGTTTGATATCACTATCGATAGATACAGTACCACAATAAAACTTCTTATTTAATCTTTCTAATGCTTTATTTCTGGCATCATACTCTTCATCAGAATATACAAAATAAACTTCTTCATTTTCGTTTTGCATTTTACACCTCGGTATAAAATAATATCATAAGAGGATCATTACAATCCTCTTATGATTTGTTTAGTCTTAGTCTTCGGTATTATCTTTCGGATCTCTAATGGTAAAAATAGATTTTGCTCTTGTAGATTCTTCTTCTGATTTCTGTCTTGCCAAAGAACCAGCTAAACTATAATCTATTTTACCATCCAGGTCATACACCGGAACTATTTTCTTATCAATCTCAAGATTCTCATCTATAATCTTTTGACGATTGTTTAAATAAGTTGGTGTATACTTTGTAAATGATACTGGATTAACTGCCCCAGGATATGCATTCTTTAAGAAATTATCTTGATATGGTTTATATTTGGTAGCCCATTCATGGGGCTCTTCGTATTGACTAAAACTATTTCCATACATCTTTCCTAAAGGACAAAGAGTACCACTCATTCCGGGGTCAGATGTAGTTGAACTGTCAAGATCTAGAATTCCTACATGAGATGGATCAACACGTCGATATCCTGGTTGAACACTACCGTTTTCTCCTAATCCAGAAATTCCTTTAAAAGTCCATTTAAGGGCTAACGATGCATCATTATCATTTACAAAATCTCTATACTCAACCAGATTACTCATATTGACAATTTGACTAATGACATACATTGGTGGAGTATAAATTCTTCTCTTAATATTAGATAAAGTGACTTTCTTGCCTTGATCCGATAATGCATATAGAGCATTTGAAATCTTTGTTGCATAAGCATGAGCGATTGCTTGTCCAATCCGAACACGCTTAATGGATACATCTACATTATTCTTCTTCTTGTTTAATGTATTGAATTCCTGCATTACCCAACGAAGAATCTGATAGATATTTGCTTTCATATCATCAGGTAGATGTAGTTCGTCTCTAGTGATTAGATCATAAGCACCATCTATACTATTTAAAGCATAGATTCCTTTTTCAATTGAAGCATTATTCCACTGTTTACCAAGAACAACCAACCAATAACGAATATCAGTTAAATCTTCTATTGTAGTATTCTTTCCAATTCCACTATAGATCGTCATTGCAAAAGATTGTACCATTTGATCTTTCATACAGTCTTTTGGATAAGATACAAAGATACCATTCTTTTCAAAATTATAATAACGACTATCATTAATTGGTTCGGAATTTACTGTCACACAATGGATATCTAGAAATTCTTGTGCTCCATAAAATCCATAATTTGCAAGGAAATAATCCATTGCAATTACATGATAATTATGAATGATAGAAGTAAACTTTACATTTCTTACTACAGTCTGACTATAATAGTCTACGACATCCTGATACATCTTAAAGATTCGTAACGGTGCAAACATTGTTTTCATCGATACCGATGGAGCTTTCTTTGATTTCTGACCAATCGCAGAATTATTATAAGTGCTTCCATCTACAATCTGAAAGATATCAGAATAGTAATTTCCATTTAATCTAAAGTAATACTTCTTTTCAAATCTTGGTAACGCAATGTATACGGTCATTACATCATAAGGATCAAGAACTCTTGTCTCGTGTCCTTGCATATCAGATATGATTTCCATTCCATTATGACGCATAAACCATTTTACTTCAAGAAGCATAATATCACTATCTTTAATACTGATTGTATCAAAACTGTTCGGTGTTTTATTATTCTTCTTTCTTCTAGATTCTTCATGATATCTTAGGAGATTATAAATTTCTTCGTAATCATAGATCTCCCGCATAGACTGGACTTTAAGCGTAAAGTATCCATCTCTCTCACAAGATAAGACAATCTTCTTTACACTGTCCATAATTTCTTGATTGCTTCTACGGAAGAAAAACGGATTAAACTCTTCTCTATGAGTTTGATTATAAAGACGCATAAACGCATCTTGTGTAATTTCCATCTTTATTCCTCTTCTTCCTCATCTTCATCATCAGAAGTATCTTCATCAACGTTTTCAATATGGACATAGTCACCATTACCAGGATATACATTTACTGTAATCTTCTTTTTCATTGGATTAGCAATGTTACCCTCTTTATCACGTAAGGTAATATCCATATCCATATCAAGACATTCACAGAAGCGTTCCATCTGAAATAAGGTTATACTCGTATCAGTAAGTTTTCGTTTATTGTTTGGATAATTTACTCCAAACCGATCTTTATATTTATCAAGATCAATTCCTTTTGCATTGATGGCCAATTTTAAACCTCTCATTGCAGGTTCATCATTTGGCCTTAACGGAGCAATTGTTAAATTGTCTGGAGATTCTAGAATCTGATTTTTAATTTCACAGAGTTGATCCGCTTTATCAAGATACTCTTGAATCGTCTTTACATCTCCAAAATCAAAATATCGATCACCAGGTTTTGGATTATATTCTGTTTTCTCTTCCTCTGTTTCTGGATGAGAAAAAATATCCACCTGTTTTCCAGTATAAACACCAGGCTTATTCATAGAACCATTAATTGGTCCTCTGACTGGTAATACTTCTACGCTTCCATCATTCTTCTGAAAACGGATTGCTACATTCGGTAAACCTTCTAGTTCATCTCGATATTGATTATAAACTGCATAATCATAAGCTTTATAAATCTTCCCATCGATTGCTGCATCTGCTTCATCTTTAAAAGGCAATACCGGATATCCCATATTATTTTGCCTCCAAAAAATATAAAAATAAAGCGGGACTTGTTTCCAAATCCCGCTCTTAATACTATCCTATATTATAATTCGTAATTACTTCTCGATTGCTGCATCGTCCTTGATGAGCTGCTTTACTTCTCCATCAGGCTCAGCAGACATCACGATATCATCATTCTCTACAGCAACTCTGAACTGAATAACTCCAGGAAGCTCTACTCCATCGATTGCAGTGCCATTCTCATCTGCCTTACCCGCATTATCTTGGAGCCATTTCTTGATAACCTTGAACAGATATCTACTCATGTCACCAAAATACTCCAGCTTCTGGAATCCCATATTAAACTTAGATGCACTGACATTCATAAAGAATGCAGAATACTGTCCATCATACAAAGAACAGATCTTTGCATTTTCCGGAATATCAGACTCATCAAAGCTCCAGCTATAGTTCCAGTTACCAGGCTTCGTCGGATCATCTTCATTTGCAAAATACTCTACAAATGCAGTGATCAGAAATTCATCGTTGGTATCCTTAATTACGAATGCAACAGGAGTTTCTTTGTTCTTGATATTTGCCAATGCATTGGTAATACCATATACTACAGTGGTAAGCACCTTGTCAGTGTGCTCGGCAGGAAAGTCAAATCCGATCTCACGATAGAGACCATTCGAATAAACCTGCGGAATTGTGGTAGACATAAAGTCCTTCATTTGAAAATACCTCCATAAAATAATGTATATTAACTTGCTACAATACTATAGTATATATTTCAAAAATATATTACTATAAGTATTTGCCCATGTTAGCCTCAAACTCATTGATTGGCACAACAATTGTATTTGGTCCAATCTTATTTGTTTTCGTTGAGGTAAATCCATCATACGGGATGATGAGAATATCAGTATTCTTTGTTACTGATCCATTTCCATCTGCATCATAACCCTGTTGTTTTAATAGTTCTTCTAATTGATGATTTCTACAACCAGTAAAGCGAATTGATTTCTTTGTCTTAATAAACTTCGAATCTATAATATTCGCTTTCTCTAAGATTGTATGAATATCTGTCTTATAGAATTCATACTCTGTTAAGATTGTATGAATTGCAGCCATCCCAAGTCCTGGAATTTCTAATAATACTTTGTCTGCTTCTTCTATAGAATGATGATCCATTAATTCAACAAATTCTTTTAAAGTCAAAGCAGAAAATACGATCTTCCATTTCTTAGCTGCTACTCCAGTAAATCCTAAAGAGCCAATCCATCTATAATCTTCTGTTGGTGTTTGTAATAATATCTGAATCGAATTGGTAAAATTACTTGCATTAGTAGGACCAATAATCGGAGCTAATGTGTCTTCTGTCACATTAATCATATCGGTTAATGTAAATAGATTTGCTTTTGTCAACATGCTTTCTGCAAATCCTTTAATATTCAACTTTTGAAGCATATTAACAGCTCTTGCAATTCTCCTACCACTACAATTTACATTTGGACAACTTGCTGTTTTACCAGAATCAGAGATTACTAGTGGTGTCCCACAAACTGGACAGCATACAATAAACTTCTCAGATGGACCTTGCTTATGATTTGCTTCATTTGCAGCACAATCCAGTTTATTTACATATGGCATAACGTCATTCGTATAAGTAACTAGAATTGCGTCTCCAATTTTCAGATCCAAATCTTTGAATCGCTGTAAACTCTGTCCCGATGATTTATCATGGATGGTTCCATTAAACTCTACTGGACTATAATGAATCATGGGACAAATATTGCCAGTTTGTCCAACTTCATAAGTATAGCCTAAGAATGTTGTAATCTTTTCCAATGGATCAAATTTCACTGCCATGCTATACTTATTAATGAAATTTTTACGTCCTAGTTTTGCTCTGATATTTTCATCAAGATAATTTACTACGATTCCATCAAATGCAAAATCCAAATAGTTTCTTGCATACTTTGCTTCTTCAGCAAACTTCTTGATCAGATATAGACAAGTCTTATAATTTCCATGGATGAATACATGTCTTAATTTTTCACCCTTGGAATAATAACAAGAGTTCAATACTCCAATTTCTTCTTGTCGGTTTCTGATCTCAGGAACATCGTGACGATCCAATCCAAGTGGTACTAGTGTAATATATTTCTGGAATTCTCTGGAATCACTACCACCAAACAATCCAATGATTGCTGTTCTACAATTTGCATAATTATAGCCTCGTTCTCTATTGAATTGTTCCAGTGCTGATTTTGTAATGATTGCTTCAAACTTTACACCAACCACTCTATCTTTTAAGGCTTGATTATGAGGAAACTCATAACCTTCTAGAATTGGTGTAAGATCTGCAGCTTCTCCAATACCAGTATCACCTCTGGTTCGAGCCGATATAATATGATCCGTACAATCTGCCTCTACAGAAATTCCATCATATTTCAACTCGATATCCATATCGAGCTCTTGATTTGGTGTAATGATTCCTTCATTAATATGCTTTACGAAGAAATCTCTTTCTAGGATTGAGACATTGTCTTTGTCATAAACATCTTTTTCAATTGCATCTGAATCCAATACATACTTACACTTATCAAGAGTTCCAATAAGATCTGGATGATTATGTTTTGTATCATGTGTTCTCTTTCCGATCTGTACTCCACCAGTATAGTTTTTTGCTCTTTCATAAGCTAGAACATCATAAAAATCCATTCTATGTTGATCGAATGATTTAATCTGATTTCTATAATCTGTTCTAATATCATCTTTTGGTGGATCTGGAATAAAGTAGATTGGTTGAATTTTCTTTTCATCTCCAACCGATTCCATTTCTTTATCTACTTTATCCTTAAATTGTACTACTACGGAACCTACTTGAAAATGAGGATCTATTTTCTTATAGGTTTCCATTAATAAATCATATACACCATCTTCTACTGGTAAAACTTGCATATCGGTTCTATTATACAACACATTACAAATCATTACCAATATCTTTAAATTATTTCGTTGATCTAGTGTAAATTGATTTACAGACATTTGAGCATATTTTGCTGCTAATTGTCCTAAGAATATTTTATTCTCAGTATCCAATACTGCGATATGTCCTGCAGATAATTCTCGCATCAAAAATGCTAGTTGAAATCCATTTTGTATCTCGTTTGTAATATCGATCACATTTAGATTTCTCCTTTCTTGTGTATTATATTGTGATAATAGTTGTAAATTTTTACAACCATAAATCATCGTTATTTGCTATAAATACTACCATTATAGTAGTACTATTATTTATCACTTAAGATAAATAAAAATGTCTAGACCATTATAGTCTAGGCAAAGAAAAATCTAAAATAAATAAATCAAAAATTAAATAAATGTCTAGCATCCAAATATCCATATTGGTGGATTATTCAGATGCTAGACTATTATAAGGAAAAGAGATGAGTGAATACATTTATCGAGGCATATTATTGTTTCTCTCTATTTGTATTCATTACTATAGTATATAATTTAAAAATATTTTACTCATCTTCTTTTAAAAACTTCTCTCGATCCTTTAAAGGAGTCTTTATAAATTTATAAGCCTCCTCATTTGCTTTTCGTTCTTCTTCACGATGTCTGGGATCTGCAGCATCAAACCAAACGGGCTGAACCACTTTCTTACCAGCGGCTTTATCAGCATCAATTTGATCTCGAAGTTCTTTTGTATCTTTATAATACTGATCAAAATTAAATCCTTTATCTCTAAAGAAAACTGGCTGTATCTTTGCAGGATGTGTAAAGTATACAGGAGATATTGAAATCTTAACTCTCTTCTTTGGTATCTTCTCAAAGACGAGTTTTCTACCAATCGTCTTTAGATAAGCATATACAACTTCTGCTCCTCTATTCTTACTGGTACCATCCAGCATAATATTTACATGATAGGGATCACTTGTTGTATACATCTGGGAAACCAATTCTCTTGCATGGGGAGAAACAGAATGAATCATTAGATTCGTAACAACTGCTTCTACACCAAGATGACTCATTGAATTGATTTCCATATTACCAAATCGAATTGGTGTATTAGAATATGGCTCAATAAAGTTCTTATTGGCTTTCGACTTTGTATTATTACCACGGATATTTACTGCAGACAAAGAGGTAGCAGAGAATTTCTCTTCTGCATACTGCTTTAATCTAAAGAAGTATTCTTCTCCTACTACCATCTTACGATGTGCTGTGATATATCGATAATTACCGTTTGAATCTTGAATCGGAACTTCTATCTCATCTTTATGAATAAAAGGAAATTCTTTATACAAATTATTCAAACGATCGATATTAAAACTATCGGTAATTGGTTTCGTTGATAAGTCAATATGACCATCTTGAATTACACTATCCAAGAAGTATCGTTTATCATTATAACTCATCTTAGAAAACAATTCTGTATAAGCTTGTCCAAGATCTGGAGAGATTAATGATGTAAACTTAACAATCATAGCGAGAGAATCATCAACAGATAAATTGTTCTTTACAATATATCGAACAATTTTAGATCCAACCCGATTGATGCTCATCTCAAATATCTGTCCAGGATTTTCTCGTCCATACATTGTAGATCCATTCATAATAATATCTACATATTGGCCAGACTCTTTTACTCTTGGCATTAACTTCTGAGGCATTACTGTTGCAGCAACACCTTTACCGCCATACCTGTTAGCTACTTTATCTCCTGGTTTCATCGGTAGACGTTCTAGTACAGTCATAATCAATATAATATTGCTAAAAGATTTCTTATCTTCAAATTGATCATGATTTAAGATTCGTTTTGATAATGCAAACTCTTTCTTTAATTGATAATCGATATCGAATCCGTCTGCTTCAAATGCAGTAACAATTGATACAATCTCTTGTGCTCTTCTCTGTTGCTCATTATAATACATCTTAAATTGCTGATTATGATAAGCATTCAGATTTTCAATATTATTGCAATAGATATCGAGATCAATTAAAGTACCATTTAACGTTCTACGTTCATCAGACATTAATACTTTCCGAAGCATATCGGTAGACTCTGTATATACCATCTCTTCTTTCTTTTCTTTTCGCAAAGCAATCAGAGTAGAGTCTTTGATATCTTCTCCAATATCTGGAATACATTTGTATTCGTCTTCATTACGACCGTAGATATTTAATGGAATATTATTCTCATTGATCATTACTTGTACTTTCTTGATCAATGGTGCTGTAAACTTTGTTGCTGCTGCATCTGATATAATAATAGAATCTTCCATATTCTGGTCAAGACTCATATAGCAAGTCAATAGATTTGCTCCATCTTTACGATTCATGTATTGATCAAATGCTAATGATTTCTGTATAATTTGATCTTTTGGTACAACAGAATTAATTGTTAAGCTATCAATAAAAGAATTATTATACAGATATCCATAAGACTCTGTAATATATTCATAGGATATTCTATGCTTAACAATTAATTTCTTCTTATTGTAATTTGCTAAAATTAATAAATAATCATGATCTGGAGAAAACGAAAACTTACTAATCTTCCCTACAACAACATAATCATCATCAACCTTATCAATAGATGAGGATTCATCACCAAATCTGATCTCATACCCTGTTTCACAGATAGCTTTCTCTCCTAGAAACAACGGTAAAACATGATCACGATGGACCATTGATATTTCAATATAGACGCAACTCTATATTGCTTGGTCTATTCCAAGCACTCGATTAAGACGTGATTAGACTATTTCTCATCCTTATAATATTACTATTATAAGGCCAGGATTTTTCTTCCGTCATTAGCTTACGGTTTTACTCTCCCATCAGGAGATAGTCGTTGAACGTTTTCCATGCTATTCAAAAATAGTTTAGGAATTTCGCTGCACTTTGGCCTTGATTATCATAGACTTAGGCTTACTATCACCATATCTATATCTTTATATTTTCGTTTTCACAATTATATTTCTTTTCAAAAATATAATAATATAAAGCCTTTAGCCTTTACCTGCAATTAACCCTGTTGAAATATAACGATCATTCGTTATACTGGATTCTATTTTCTACTACCATTATAATAGTAGTATTCGCTCGAAAATACGAGTCCTGACATAATTTTTCGAGGTCCCGAGTTGGTATTTACAAAAGGAAGATTTAAACCTTTTCCCAAAAGTTTATCAAGATTTCCATCGATTCGTTTTTCGGCATCTTGAATTTTTTCATCAAAATAATCACTCATTCAATCATTTCCTCCATTATTAAAATATACTGGCTTTATTATTTTATTATTTAATATTTTATCGATATTAGCTCCATCACGAATATCTGTATTTATTTTTGATATTTCTATGTTTGGCAAATATCTATTATGGATATCTAATGCTGATAAAAATTCTCCATTATATAATATTTTAGGAGTGTTTCTTTTATTATATGATTGAACTATATTATCTACCCATCTGCAATTTGATGGTTCATAATTACCATTTACATTTATTCTATCTATAGATAGATCATCTCTATATCCATTATTAATAGCCCAATTATAAAAATTTTCAAATCCATAAGGTGCAGGTTGTAGCCATTCTTCGCAAACAGATATACCTCTTCCTCCATAATCATTATAATTTGAAACATTTTGATTATAACATCTTTGAATTATTTGTTGATGTTCTTTATATATTCTGCTTCGAGATAATCCATGTGTTTTGATTCCTATTTTTCTTTTACATCCACATGATTTTATTTCGCCAGAAATAACTTTATCTAATCTAATAATCTTTTCGTTTCCGCATTCACATTTAAATTTAAAATAGGCGTCTCTTTTATAAATATGATCAAAAGATATGCATGTTAAGCTATTCCATTTTTTTCCTATATATTTTTGATTTAATCTTGGACATTCTAAAGATTTACAATGGTTACATTGTTTGTTGGACCATTTTATAATAACTTTTTTCTGTATTATAAATTCTTTTCCATACGAACAAATTACTTTATAATACATTCGTAATGGAGAACCAGATCTATACATAAATTCTTTTACCAAAAGATCGCCATATTTTTTACCAACTATTTTTTGTTCATTTATAAATTTACCCATTATATTAAAATATCCATCTCTTCCTTTCTATAATAAAAATAAAAATAAATTTATAAATTATTTTATTTTAATATATAAAAACACCATCTAGTAACTCAATACTAGATGATGCTTTGATTTTATCTCATTTCTACTTTAATATCACTATCCCCTTTAAATGAAGCATATAGGCGATAATTTTTAACCTTTAACGGGAATACAGAAATTTCATTTGGCTTGATTTTATCTTCCCCAAATCGATCGATATATTTATCAACCCATTTCTGTAATTCTGTTTTTACAGATTCACAGAACTCTTCTGTATTAGATACTTGAATATCTTTAATTTCAACCCGTCTCTCTCCTATCGGTTTCATGTTATCCTCTTATTTGTTTTTGATACTCTTTCTGCATTTCTTCACTACGAGCATCAGACATAAAGTATACAGGATTAATAACTTCCTTTTTACTCATCTTCTGCTCTATTTTATCGGCTACCTGATCTGAAGTGATATGATAGTTCAGATCATTTGTTATTGGAGTTTTTACATTAACATCAACCCCAACCTTAACATTGTCTTTTACAATTTGATAAACTTTCTTACCAAATGATGCTAATGCTTCTCCAAATTTGTTACACATACCATATACCTCCTAAAGTGTTATAGCAATTAAGCTATTACAATATTATCAAGTATATAGTATATAATTCAAATTATTTTTATAAGTTCAAAATCATATTATTGATATCAAATTCATTTGATACACTCTGTGCTTTTGTATCAGATAATAAAGAGGACAAATACTGTCTACAAAGTTCTGCAAATGCTTTCTGCAGTTCTGGAGACTCCATTAATTTCTCTTTAAACTCTTTCTGAGAAAATCGAATATCAGGACAGTTCTCTAAATACATAGATTTACCAGCACCACCAAGAGCACCATTTGATTTCAGAAAATAAAATAAACTTAATACATTATCAAATGCTCCAGTTGTCTTATTAAAGATTAATGGTACTGGTATATTATTTGCATTGGTACGTGATTTTACCGCTTTAATGTTTACTACAGTACCACGAATTCCAAGGCCCTCCGAATCTTTTAATGTTCCCGCATCATCGAGACGAAACATATTATTCGCCAAATAGAGACTTGTTCTACTTCCAGGTAATCGTTCTCCTTGACGTAATCCAGAAACCTGAGCAGCATTTGGCATAAATCCGGTAGAGATATCCTGAAGAATATGATTGATAACAAACATGATGATATTTGCTTCTTTTAGCATCTGCCCAATCTTCTTTACCAATTCGGTATTCTTTTTAGAGATCTGTGCAGATGTCATATTGGTGCTTTCATCAATTGACTTATCTTGAATTTCTTCAGGCATCAACATAGCAAAGCTATCAATTAGATAAAATGTCGGAATCATTTTATAAATCTTATTTCCATAGATATCTAATTTTCCGGTATCATATTCTAGTTCAGATCGATTCTCTACTTTAATATCTCTAATTGTTTTAATCTGTTCGTATACATTTTCTGTAGTGATTCCACTATCTCGAAAATGTACTCTTTCCTTTAATTCTTCTTCTGGTAATCCTAGTAAGAATTGTTTTCTAAAATCTGGTAAGGATCTTTCAATATCATCAATATATGCAACTGATCCAGGATTCTGTCTCAGCATATTACCAATAATCTGTGTAACGAATGTAGATTTACCACAGCCAGATCTACCAATAAAAGTATTAGAAGATCCATCAACCAATCCAACGGACTGATATTCTGATTCTGGTTTATCTTTTGGTGTTACATGGATAATAGTTCCATTTACGTAATCAAGCTCAAGAAACCCTGTAGAGTACATATAATCAGCTTCTGCTTCTCTTATATTACTCTTTGATTTCTTCATCTTCTCATTGAATAAATTCATTAACTTATTAGACATGATATACCCTCTTGATTAATAAATTTATAGGTTATATAGTAATAGATTGTTCTAATAATATTAAATTTATACATAATACTACTATTTTACTAGGAGTTATAAAAAATAAATCAGTGGGAACTGCTTATCCCACTGATTTATCTATTACAAAATTATCTCTCCCAGTCACGAGATAATTTTGTAATGATTGATTGGATCTGCTTTGCTCTATTATCAATCCTTGCGACTTTAAGAAGATGATCGATCATACTAAATGTTGGTACCGGTTCATTTACAGTGATGAACCTGTCATCACTAATTTTATCACCGTTCTTATAATTACAAATATTAATATTACTGATCATAATAGCTTTCCCACTCTGATCTAATACCTGCTGAACTGATATCTCATAATAATGAGTAGGAGTCTTATAAGAGATAAAACTATCACCATTTGAATAATCATATTTGATCGTTCTATCTCTATTTTGACTTACAATCGAAAACCGATTCTGACCTGAAGCATCTGCATATCCAATTACATATTGTTTCCGAGTTTCGTTTTCAAATATTGTATCGTTATATAATGGATTATCTATAAATGGATAGTCCTGTATAAAGATAACTCCATTATCTTTACAAACATAATATTTATGATGATCATCAAAAACAGATGAATCAGAAGATGTAGGTTCAAAAACAAAATATTTTGCTGTTGATGAATCTGTTTTACCATCTTCAAAAATTATATTTGATGTAATAGAAACAAGTCCGGATTCATCATATTTATAATCATCATTAATTTCTATCACCTCACCATTTATATCATGATATTTATCATACCTCGATAAAATTCTATGATCATCAGAATACGAATATTTTATTTCACGTTCGTATCCTTGTTTCTTAACTTCGTCTACAGTGATTGTATCAAAATTTTCTAGTTTAAAATTAAAACTTGAATCGATAGAATAAACTAAATAATGCTTTTTCGTTTTTCTATCATATTCATATTTAGAAATAATGATCGTCGAAGATTTATCTGTTTTTGAATACTTCTTCTCAATTATATCATCTCCTTCTTTATAATATTTTATTTCTTTAACTACTCCATCCTTATCAAAACGATATACTTCTTTTTGCAGATTTTCATTGAATCCGACAGTCGAAATAACATGACCATCCTCAGCATATTGGCTGGTTGAAATCATTGTTCCAAATTCTGTTGGAGTATATGTATAGCGAACTTCATGCACATCATTTACATTCAGTTTGTAATCTTCATAAACCATTCTGATAATCCGATCTTGATTATCATAAAATAATTTTGTTGTTACAGAGGGAGATGCTGTTGCCTTCATCTTTTTATTATCAGAAATGACAAAGGTAGTAGATGATTTTAATCTATTTTTATCATCATATTGATAAGTTGTTTTTACCTTTTGGGTTAACGGGCCAACCGTTAATGTTCTTAAGCAATGATGATTCTCATCATAAGCTGAAGTATGAGTCATTAAAGAACTTACACTATCATCATTAATTTCGAAATTTGTCTTACCAACTTTTATCCTCATTATTTTTCTCCTTATAATAGATTATATTACCAGCTTATCTTAATCATATGCTGGGCTTTTAGATAGAAAACTCTGTAGCCATCTTCCATCAATTTACTAATTAAATTATCATCTATATATTTTTCTGGTGTTTCTTGAATATATAAATGATCTGTTCCACGCTCTGCAGATTCTTTTATTGTTGCTTCAATTTCTTCTGCAGTATAAGGAACAATGTGTTTAAACTGGTTCAAGATAATTCTTGCTTCTCTTGCTTTCATAATCCACCTCTCTTTTAAACTCCATAAATTTTCCTTTCTATTATTTAAATATTATCGTTATTGTATTTTTAGATTAGACAAAATAAATTGGACTTATAGAATTTCCTTTACCTTCATTTAAAATATCTTTAAAATCCTTCCCTTTTGAAATTTCGTCAATAGCATAATTTAAATCAATATCATTTAAAGAGCACCACTCTGGAACTGTATGAGAAATTCCGTTAATCTCATATTGTGCTGTAAGTAATGTAGATAACGATTCTTTCTTAATATTTCTAATATCCTTTTTAATTGATCTCTGAATACCTTTTGTATCAGGATAAGGCATTCCATCTTCGGGATAAGATCCCGTAAAATGTTTCATAACATCTCTAGATTGTGAATTCCAATCTTTTTCAATATCTCCCATTCTATTTATTTCTGTTGGATGTTCATTTTTATTAGCATAATATGTACCTGTGTCTGCAACTGCCTTAAACAAAAGAGCATCTCTTGACATACCATCTTCAATAGGTTTATAATTAGGATAATTGCACATATTTCTAATATCCTGTGTATCTTTTCCACCAAAGAATCCAATATTACCTTGATTATGAATATATGCAAAATCGGTTGGTTTTGAAACCCCTTCAGACATATACTGTTCATTTAGCCTATTACGATAGTATGAAAAATCAGTTCTTTTATCAAGTCTATCAATATTATTAGCTGTATTCATAATATCTTCAACTTGCATGGTGGTACTAATAAAATATGCTCTTGCATTCATTGCATTCTTTGCTGAAGAGCAATCAGCAATACAATAGCAAGCATAACGATCAAGAATATAATCAGATTTTGTTCTAAAAGCTCCAGAGCCAATAGAAACCTTTACGCCACTAGTGGCGATATGGTCATCAATGTTTTCGTTTTGAGATTGCATTAATTCAACAGCTTTCTGAATTACATTCTCAAACCTATTCCAATGATCTGGTGTATATCCAAGCATTTTCGCAAGTTCTCTTCCAGTCCAATACCTGGTTCCATCTTCAGAAACATGCATAATAGAATCAAACATGTTCTTTACTTCCTGTGCCTGTTCAATAGTCATTTGTACCATAGTATTCCTCCTTAGGTTATAATAAAAATATCATTATCGATATCACAAATATAGTATATAATTATAAAAGATTTTACTTTATCAAAAAAATAAAATATCTTGCAGGCTATATAACCTGCAAGATATATTTATCGGATCACATCTGTTCTTACGATAGTACCTTTGATTAATCCCTTATCTCCAACTGCTACAGCAGATCTCTCTTTAATATCGGATGTATTAATATCAAAGATACCCATTAAAGTGACGACATGTAGTACATCATTATCTGTTACTCCATGAATACTAAAAATTCTATCTCCAGAAGATAATTTGATTACATTGATTCCACCAGTCGCTCTCTTATGTGGCATTAATGCATTGATAGATAATTTATTAATTCTACCTTTTTCTGTTACCACCAAGATATATTTTGCATCTGGATATATTACAGAAATTCCTTCGATAGGATTATTAGTATCCATTGCTTTACTGCCTTGTGACATACGTTTGATTCTAGGAATCTGTGTCATATTAGTCCGTAAAGCTTTTTGATCAGAGTAGATTACGACATCCAATGCTACAGGGGCAATCGATAAACCAACCACTTCATCTGTCGGATCTTTTAAAACAGTATAGATTAATCCAGAAGTATTGACATTTGCAAAATCATCTAGATCCATTCTCTTAATCAAATTATATTTTGTTGCTGCAACTAGAAAATGCTTTCTAGATCCTTTGATAAACTTTTGTATCATAGGTTCATATACTGCAGCAATAATATTAGCAGTACAATTCTTGATTAAGATTCTTACATCGATACCAGCAGAAGACCGATCTGTTAATTGAATCTTATGGACTGGTAATTTAAATACCTTACCTTTATTATCAAATAGCAGAACGGATTCTTGATTATCAACCCGCAAAATAAATTTTGGATTATCTCCACGAATCACATTAACTTTATCATTTTCTTGAAGTTTTCTAATAAAGTTATTCTCTGTGATAACGAGTTTAAATACACCAGCAGGAATTCCTTCAACATCTTTTGCTTTTACAACTTTACACAATCTTGGAGTTCCATACTTCTTTTCTATTTCTACTAACTCATCATCAATTTCTTTCTTGATTCGTTTTCCACCATCTATAATTGCAGATTCATAATCAGCAATCTCTTTTACAAGTTCTTTATACTCTGCTTTATATTTATTCAGATATCCTTTCGATAACTGCATAATGCTTGTAGACAAAATATAAGATGCTTGTAAATCTGTCATATGAAACTTTTGTACCAGATACTCATTCAATACACTAGAATCTGTTACATTCTGTTTCTTAATAAATGCAGTAAGCTGATCAATCTTTCCAGTCTCAATGAAATCAATATAAGTTTCCAGCTTATGTCTTCTGGTATCTGCAACAGCTCTCTTATTACAATACAATCTTAATTTGATTGTCATACGAGTATCGATAAACTTCTGTAGATACTCTTTATAACCCATTCTCTTTGGATTAATATCATCAACAACCATAAAGTTTACAGAGACATTTGATTGTACTGGAGTTTTTGCATAGATAATCTGCTTTACATATTCTACATCAGATCCTTTCTTCAATACAATACGAATGTCGATTGAAGATTTAGATGCAGAGTTAATATCAGTAACCATTGGTAATTGTTTTGCTTTATAAAGATCCATAAGCTTATCAATTACTTTGTCCTCTGATACATTATCTGGTAAAGATAAGATATGTAAAACTGGAATATCTTTCTTCTCATACTGTAATTGCACGATACCTCTTACCGTATATTTACCAACTCCAGTATGAGAAATTTCAGCCCAATCTGTATCAAATATCTGTAATGGCTGACAATGATCTGGTATTAAAATCGGATCATAGTTTGGATCTCTTAATAATGCTCTTGTCGCTTCGAGTACTTCAATCAAATTATGAGGTGGAATAGAAGACTGAATTCCAACACCAATTCCAAATGATCCTTCGATAATCAGAAGAGGAACTTTAACCGGTAAATATTCAGGTTCTTTATATTCTCTAGAATAATTATCTTTCCAGTTTACTGCTCTCTTCGATTCTTTTAATTCCGAAATTACACAATCGTAGGCGAATGGTGATATCTTTGCTTCAGTATATCTTTCTGCTGCTGGTCCATCACCCATAACTGTACCCCAGTTTCCCTGACCAGATATCAGAGGTACTTTATAAGTAAATGGCTGTGCCATAACAACCATTGATCCATAGCTTGAAGAATGAGGATGGTATTTACCCATCACATCGCCAGTAATACGAGCCGATTTTAATGTATGTCCAATCGCATTCAGATCGTACATATCATACAAGATTCGTCGCTCTACTACTTTTAATCCATCTTTGATCTCCGGAAATGCCCGTCTTCGGTTTACAATAATCAAATACTTTATCATATCCTCACGGTACATTTCATCAGATCTTCGGTCAATAATTTTTTCCATTATTATAGTCCCTCGAATCCATAAAATATATTGGATTTATTATCGATGAAGTTATTTCATCTTTATTTTTTACAACTGTAAATTTTGGTGTAAATAATGTTTGATCAGATTTTACAACAGGAGTTGGTTTTCTCACAACACCCTTTTCGTTTTTACAATTTCTAATCTCTTGATTATCTATAAATTTACGTTGATTTCGTGCTGAATTTTTATCATATCCTTGATATGTATATTTTGGATACCCATAAGGATGATATTTCTCTTGATACTCTTTAGCAGATTTCATAAGATCATATTTAAGAACTCGTCTTCTAATATTATTCTTATCTGTTATTTCACAATATTCTTTATTATCAAGATACACTAATGTACCAAGAGGAAACTGCTTCAAATATTTAAAAGAACGAATATTCCAATGATCCGAAATCTCATATCCAGGAAAATCTGGTATCATTAGCCATTGCTGATTTGCTACATCAGGACTAAACTGTAAAACAACCCTCATATCACAATGTGGTAAAACCGTTGATAATATTTTCTGACCATTATCATCATAATATTTATATTTCTTTGGAGTTTTAAATTTCATCTTATCTCACCTTAAAAATTTTAGGTGGTATATAAATGATATACCACCTATTTATATTAATCAGCAAGATCACTTCTCTTTACAGTACCAACAAAATCTAATAGCTTTGATCGATTTGATTCAAACTTACGAATCGTCTCAATCTCTTCTTTTGCATCTTCCAGAGTATAACGAATCAAAGTACGATTATTTATATCCATGGTAGATTCAGATAATTGAGAAGGGTCCATTTCACCAAGACCTTTATATCGTTTGATATTACTCGGTGAAGATGCTTCAAATGCTACCATAATATCATAAAGAGAAACATTATTTCCATTAAGTGTATAATAGATAGAAATATTATTCTTCATAATCTGAATAATCTTTTGACAATCTACAATCATTTGATCATTCATAATTAAGAAATTACGTTGTGTTGTAGATCCTCCATAGATTAAAGTTCCTTTCCTATTTTCTACAGTCGAAAATCTAAATTGCTTTTTCAATAACTTCTGTACTTTATCAAATTTGAATTTATTGATATAGCAATATAAAGCAAACTCCAATAGTTTAGGATCTACACCATAAGTATCTGCTACTTGCGTTTTTAATTCATACACATAATCTTCATTCTTCATAAATAATGCTGTCAAATCTTTTGTAGATAAAGATTTATGATTATATTCAATTACATTATTCTTTAAGAATGATTTCTCCACATATTTTACATATTCAAGCTGATCAGTAATATAATGTATCTGCTTTCCTTGCTCTACTCCATATAATGGAGCCAATGCTTTATAAACACGTCCATCTTCGATTAATCTTGGGTAATATCGTACAAAGAATCTCAGTAATAATGATGAGATATGAGAACCATCCACATCACCATCCGCCATAAATATAATCTTTTCCCATCTAACTTCATCTATGGTTTGATCTTTACGGTACGGATGTCTAAATAAAATCTGTTGGATTCCTTGTGCCTCTTCATTATTCCAAAAGTCTTTAGGACTATGATCAAAAGCAGAAATTATTTTACCTCTTATCGGAAATATCAATTTCTTCACATAGGTCGTTATTCTATGCAGTTCTCTTATGAACTTCTCTATTGTTAATAGATGCTGAGACTATATCAAATCCAAAATAATGGATTACTTTTATTTCGATTTAAAGGGTTCTCACCTACCTACTTAGGCCCTACTCCAATTGATGATCTTCACATCTCATATTTGAGGATAGTCGTTGAACTTTACTTTACGTTTGCCATGTATTTCCCTCAATACATAGCAAACGTAAAGTATTAGCTGCTGATTAGACATTAATCTAGAGACTTAGGATATAATACTTATAGTATTATACTTTTATTTCACCATATCTCATCTCTGTACTTTGTTTCTACTTTCGTTCTTATAATACTTAATGCATAATGATTATAAGCTCCAGAGCTTTAGCCTTTTCCAGCAATTAAAAAGTATACACATACTATATTACTATAATATGGGGCACATTTCTACCAGTAGTTTTTACATTTCTTGCAGATTTTGCCGAACCTCCAGCACTCAGTATAATCTTATATTTTCATATAAGCTAGACTATATTTTACTAGTAATAAATACTAGGATGCTCTTTCCATTTATGTACCGATAATAAATGTACTCTTCAATACGAAGATAGTCGTTACAGAGCTTTAATTTTTATTAATTTCGTAATTATAACTGTATTTGATGAATTAATGAAAATTAACATTCCACGGTATCGCCAGCTATCCTAATATTAGGACCTTAGGTTTTCTTACGGAGCTATTTCGTCTATGGTTTATAGCTATATATCTTCTCTCGACTTCATATAGCAGTCTTATATAACTCCTACCGTTAGCTATATAATTATAATTATATAACCCGCATGGTTTTGCGACAAGCATCTTCGGACGGTGTTACCTATCCCCTTCTACAATAAAGAGATCTACTTCTTTTTCAGAAGGTCTGGCAAATTTTCTTGGATATCCAGTCAATACATTACTTGCATATTTCTGGACGATCTTTGCTTTCTCACTAGACTCTTTAATTCGAAGCTCGGCAATGTCTTTAAAGTATTTACACAATGTAGCAAGATCTTTTGGATTGGTTTTAGACCATTCATCCAATCCATTTAAAATTACTTCTCTACAGAATGGCTCCATTTCTGGATTAGACAATTGCTCTTTTGCCTGACCAACAAAAATTGGTTCCAATACTGCAGCATTAATACTGATTACCAAACCAGTCCTAATATCTGAAGATACAACAGAAATCGATTTCTTTTTTGATTTCTTATCTCCATTACTGAGATAGATAGAATTCATATACTTCGTAAACCATTTACAAATTCCATCTATTGTACCATCATTATGGTTTCCAAGTTTGGTTTCACAGAAATTACAATAAGAGGAGATCCTTACATTTGGATCTGGTCCTTCATCATCTCCACCATCAAATGTAAATGCACATTCCAATCTCATATCGCCATTATCATTCATGATATGGATTGGTTTGATTAAGGTATTATTAATAGATTCTATCTTACCAGATTTTAATTTTTTATGAATTGTGGTGAGATCAATTAAATCTGCTACAATACCAGAATCATTCTTGATTGTTTCGTGATGTACAACGTTATTCTCATCGATTGCTGTGAAATCACATACAGATCCTATCGGTGTACGAATTAAAATATCTCGACAACGTTTATAAACAAGCTTCCAATCAAGATTACATTCTCCTAATACATCTAATGCTGGATAAAATGTAATTGTTGTACCTTGAAGATGTTTTGGATTCTTGATCGGTTTTGGATTTGTTCCTTTAATCGGATATCCATCTTTTGTTTCAAACTGCATTGCTGTTCCATCATATTTATATGATTTCGCAATCAATTGAGATGATAATGCATTTGTAACTTTTAGACCAGCACCATGTAATCCAGAACTATATTGATATTTCTGTTTAATATAATTCTTACTGGTATTTGGTTTGGTAATGATTCTTTCCATATCTTGGAATGGTAACCCCAATCCATGATCGGACACTGTAGTTTCCAAAGTAAGCATATTATAAGTAATACTTACTGATTTATCTGGTACCTCAGGTTTTAAAATCTGATCAATTGCATTTTGATATACTTCTCGAATCAGAGATTCAAAACCTCGATTTCCAATACCAGCACAATACATACCTGGCATCTTACGTACACCAGTTACATAGTCTTTTAAGGTTACAATTTCTTTGCTATAATTATCAATTGCAGCCTTTTGTTCTTTTGATAATTGCTCAGGCATTGGACCCTCCACTATTTTATCATATCTGCATCAAAAAGATTAATAGAATTGTACTGCGAATTCTCTATCATTTTTGATGAATCGTTACTACTTGGCTCTTTCCGCAACCAAGAATTTTTGAAATAAGAATGATATGTATTTGGTACTATATCATATTGAAAATTGATATGTCTACCATCTATAAATACATTATGAAATTTTGGCCTAAAGTCTCCATCACCATCAGAATAAATTGCTAATGTTTCACTATGACCAATGTTTCCATTTGCTTCCATAGTACGTAAGAAAGATAAAAATACAGGTACCCATCTATCCTCCATTTCAACTTCTAATTTAATTTTCTTCATCTGATCTCCTTCCATTAATATTTATATTCAAAAATGAATTGTGCTTATATGATATCTTTATGACTATCTATAGCTACATTTCATTTATTGTATACGATTACAATATAACTCAACTAAGAGTTGCTAATTATAGTAAATAAAATATTCTCTTTCTATTTATATAGTTACAATCATTACTTGATTATTACTGTATCCATTAATCGAATGTATACGGTCAGTTTAAAAAATTACTAAAAAATCATTATAAAAATGAATTAAACTTAAATTAATAAAAATCAGAGTAGAGGATATACCCTCTACTCTGATCTTTTAATTCTACGTAGAACTAAAATTGTTTATTATTACTCAAGGCTTGAATGTCTGCTTTACATCGACATTCTTGCCATCGGTCGTTGCAGTGCTCTGTACCGGAACGGTACTAGACGGCTGCTGTGTCTGTGTAGGCTGCGGCTGCTGATACTGCGTCTGCGGATTGAACTGGAAGCCAACCGTTGTCGGCTGATATCCATATCCAGGCTGCGGCTGTCCCATCGGCTGCTGGCCATAATAGCCAAAGCCATTAGACTGGTTATTCTGGAAAGCAGGATTAAATCCAGGCTGCGGCTGTCCCATCGGCTGTCCCTGCATCATCGGATTCGGAGTATTAGAGTTCGGAACTCCTCCACCAATGATAGAATTGAACATTGCAAACGAATTCATAGATCTCGCATTATAATGCATGGGATCATAGCTTGCATGGTTGACATAGTCTCTTACCGCATACTCAAAGAGCTGCGGAACCTTCTCTGCGAGAGGAATGATTTGGAAAAATTCTCTTGCAGCATCCCTAGGCATATTGACATAAAAGATCTTGATCGTCTGAAGAATGTCGACGAACTGATCGACGACAGACTGAACGTCGTCCTTTGTCATCGATTCAGATACCGGTCTAAACCGATAGCCACAGAACAGGCACTTGCAAGTACCATCGTCTCCGTCCGGAACGATAACATCCTTCGAACCATCCGCAGTTCTATGATTGCAGATAGCCCGATTCTTTTCGTCCTCGGTGATCTGAAGAGAGAACTGATCTCCTCCCTTCTGAATCATACTATTAAGCTCATCAGGAGTGAGCCACTGCTTATAAATGACTCCTCCCTGATTTACTCCCGGATTATACTGATATCCGGTTCCTTGATAAGGGTTGAAATTGTTGTACATGATTTGTACCTCCATTTAAAAATGTAAAAATATTTTTGATATGCTACCCACATATCAAGTATATAGTATATAATTGAAAATGATTTTACTCATCATTTTTCAACCATATACTATTGTATCAAATTGTTAGTTATATATTATTTTTTATTTATTGCTTACCATATGTAATCATACCAACAGAATGAGGAGGAAGTGTATCATTTCCATCCTTATCCTTCATGGTAGTAATACCAGCAGTTCCAGGCATAATATCCATCTTTCTTGGAATCTTACCAAAGAATGCTTTCCATTCATCGTTATATACACCAAGCTCCTGAAGAAGTTTCTTTGTATTCTCTTCAGTTAAATCTGGTGCCATAACACAATCACAAGATTCGATTGATGTTCTTGTTACAAAGAATCTTCTCTCTGGAAGAATATTATTTCTTGTTACTTCAACAGAGATAAGATCATCTCCAAGAATTGCAATCTTACCAGTAGTATCTTGATTTGGCATATCAGGATTATCGTTATTATACAGAGTTCTATTACCACCCTGTGCCTTTACCTGATAAGTATGAATTCCTATTTCGTTTAATTTGTTTATAAATTCTTTAAAACCTTCTACTGTCATATCGACCTCCTTTAGAGTTTATCAAAATTTTTATAATTTCGTAATATAATTGGAATATCAGTTAGTACTCCGATATTCTCATACATTGAAGACTTTAATGATTGAAGTCTAATTAGTATTGTATAATAGCAATATGATAAAATATTGCTTACATAGAAATTATACTGAGCTTGTCTATCGCCAGGAAACTGATTATTATAAAAATTTAAAACCCTTGCATTAGTTGCATTAAAATCATATTCGCTTTGTACACCGATTAAAATATTATCAGTGAACTTAGCGTTTTGGAAATATTTTCCATATTTACCGATATCGATTCTACCCTTGATCAATTCTCGGCAGATGCGTTTTGCATCTGTCTGTATTTGTTCTGGTGCCATCAAATCAACAAATTCTTCTGTCTGATATTTGTTGGTTTGAGTGGTAAAATAATTTGAATTTGCCATTGTCTCCTCCATTACAAATATTTAGATTTTATGAATATCATTATTGATATTCATTATTATAGTATATAATTCAAGAATTTTTTATTCAATATGCATAGTCATCATCAAATTCTAATCCATCATTCTCAAACATACCTTTATTCTTGACATATCTCACAAATTGTCGTACTGTTAAAGCATCTTTAAATGCTACATTATCGGTTAAGATAAGACTCTTATCGGGATCTATTTCAAGCATATCTTCATTATCAGCAATATATTTATACATTGTTGATCTGCCCTGCATAGCTTCCCAACGATATTCGTCTTCTCCAGTATCTTCATTAATACAGGACATTAAAATGATATATTGTCTTTCTTCTGGATCTTCCGGACTAATTGTCTCATTGATCTTATCAAACTCTTTGATCAATATCGTTTTATTTAAGAGATCTACTAGAATTACATTATTTAATTCTGTATTAATCTGTACACCATTTAATTCAAAATGTAATAAACCACCGACGACATATTTACCATTCTCAGTACTACGAAGAATTGCAAACTTATATTTCTCATTTGGGTGATCGTCTAAATTATAAGTCGGCTTAACAATATGATTTACAGCGTCTTTATAGAAGAAGATTGGATCAATAATCTTTTCATCTGCCTGTTTCTGAAATTTACCTTTCCAATCTAAATCTTGTTTATTTTCATATTGTTTATATTCTTCAGATTTATCTACTTGAACTTGATCTTCTACCGGAACAATTTCATCTACTTTATCTTTATACCTTTTGAAAGGATCTGGTCCACTATATTTAAATAAATCTTTTTCAGATTTCTTTTTAGTCATTCTTCTCCTTTCTTCTCTTTACAAACTTTACGAGTCGATTACTGTCATCATACGTCCATTCTTTGATAAGAATTGGAGTTTCTGTTTTGCATTTTCTTCCTTTTTCATCATAGAAATATTTCTCATAGTAATTGCTGCTTGTTTGCATTAAGATCTTTTGATTGTTTTCATTATATTTATAATATATTGTAGTTCCATTGATATTGCTTTCTTGTATCATATTACCTTTAGTATCATAAATATAATTTACTTTATAAGTAACAACATCATTTCTTTTTACATAATGAGAAACGATTTGATTATTTTGATTATACTCCCAATTCTCTTCATTTCCGATCGAATTAATATTTTTGATTTTGTTTCCAAAACGATCATAAATAAAAATTCTGGTAAATTTTCTAGAGTCTTCCAAGGTAATACGATTAAAGCGATCATATACTTCAATCTTTTCTTCATTCATATCATTAAAGTATGTGATCTTATAAGATCCATCAATGAAATATTCGTATTTCTGTGTAATCATATGCTCATTATTAAAAACATCTGTTACTTTTGTGAGTATTTCAGAAATACGATTTTGATCATCAACGTAGTAAGATTTTGTCGTAATCGTTCCATCAGAGTTAACTGATTTAATCAAACGATTTTTATCATCATACTCTTTAATCTCTTCAATGTTATCCTTTACGCTATTATAGTAAATCAAATTACTTTTCTTATCATAGCGATATTCTTTACGGGTTCCATCTGATGTAGTGTGTACAACCAAGTTACCGTTTTCATCATACTTATTAATCAGCTCAAAATCAATAGGACTCTGTATAAAGCTCATATCTCACCTCTTTCTAATATTATTGAAATGCATAATATTTTTTGGTCTTTTTACAGTAGACGAGATATTGTTTGAATCGAGTAATACCAGTATAGTTTAATTGGTTTTGTATATCAGAACGCAAATATTCTTCGTAATATATTCCTGCAGGGTATTCACCACCTTGTGACAAGTGAGTAGTAAGAGCATAAGCATATTCAAATAATTCTCCTGGTACTAGCCAAGGCTTATCTACTTTATCCTTCTTGATCTGTGATCGCACATTATAATCAGAAACGATATATTCAGAGTTCACTTCTAATTGCTGAAAAGGAACAGATAAAAGATCAGGCAGAAAATTAAAATAAAAAGTATGCTTTCTTTGATTAAAAGATGAGATACTATAAGGACTGCTCACAATACCAGCAAGTCCATTTGCCAATGCAATACCATCTTGTTCGATATCCCAATCATTTTCTCTGCAAATTACTCGTTCATTAAACTGCGGATATGGTAAATTTTGATATCCAAGAAATTCTCGTACTGTATTATTAAAGATGTCACGAGTTCGATTTGTTCCACAAATTACAATACCAAAATTTGTCAGCATCTTCGGAGACAAATCATTATCTTCTATCACTATTACATTGTTACCATAAATTCCGCAATTAATTGGTAATCCCTGTCTAGCTCTTTCTGCTAAATAAATGATTGGATTATCTTTCTCTTGACGCATGATTTGTGTTAAATAATGAACACCATAACCAGTTAAAAATGCAGGGCTCCCACCAACTGGTGGTAACTGATTTACATCTCCTGCAACCAAGATTTTGATTCCATGCTTTACAATAATTCTTTTTAGATTATCTGGAACCATATAACCTTCATCAATTACAATCAATTTCTTATTTCGATATACGCCTACTGGTAGAGGTTCAAACTTTGTAATATACTTTGCTCTATTAATTGCAGTATTATATCTCTTAAATGGATCATTTGATGATACTGGTTCTTTCACGATATGAAAAAAAGTAGAATGAATTGTTCTGGCTGTAGAAAATCCTTTCATACGCATAATGATTGCTGCCTGTCCTGTAAAAGCAACAGGCAGAATATCATTATCCGTTAAATGAAGCCTAGAAACAATTTCATGAAGCACTACAGATTTACCAGTACCAGCAGCACCAGAGATCTCAAAGATTTGATTCGAAGAGTTTAAAAACCAATTGACTCCTTCTTGTACTACCTGCTCCTGATTCTCTGTAAGGGTAATCATATTTTAATTTCCTTTATCTGCTTTAATATCTTTTATTTCATAGGTTATTTCATAGGTTTTATCTGATTCGTTAAATAAAAGACTATATAAACTATATTTGTATCCATTTATAAGATTAGAAAATGAATTATCATTAATTGATGTATGATATTGAAAATTATCAGATTCAATAAATAAATCATGTTCTGTTTTTATTAATATAGATTTTTGTTTTTGATCTTTAGGAATCAACTCCAAAATTTTAAGAAGATAATTCTTTTCCGCGTTATTAATTAAAAAATCGACATGAGATGAGTCGAGCCAAATTTGAAATCGTACAAATTTAAAAAACCAGTCATTTGGATTTTTAATTCATTTTTTGTACATTTAAATCGATCTAAAAGAATTGTATCTCCATTCTTTACAGCAAAAATTTCATAACAATTTGCATTATATTTTATATTAATATCAGATATTTTGATACCTTGGCTGATAAGCCATAGTAGATTACTATTTAGATCAATATTAGGGTATGGTACATTCTTTATTGTAATATTCATATTTTAATTTCCTCTTTTAGGACGATTTAATGCAGAGTTTGCTTCTACTTCAAAATCAATTATATCAAAATTAGTAAGATCTACTTCATCTTCTTCCATTGTAAAAATCATATCGATAAACTTTAAACAGCGATTGTGATAATAATGAGAAGTGATACTATTTGATGTCGTATACTTTACAGTAAGTGCTGTATATTTAATATCATATGTTTTTACAGATCTTGGATTTGGCTTTAATGTACGAATTTCTTCTTCCGCAAAATAGGAAAGAAAAGGCATTCCTTCTTCTTGCTTTCGATCAAGATAGAATCCGAATAAGACTGTCATTAACCGGATATCATTCAAGATATCAAATGGTATATCCATTGGTCCAGCATAATGGATATTATTTGGATCAATACTAGCAACGATATTCTTCTTATCCATCTGGAGTAACATTTTCTCCCCAGTATCATCATTCTGATACATCAGAGTACCATTTGGTAATACCGAGATACTGAGCTCTTTTAAAAACTCATAATTTAAATCATAAATATCATTAAATGTCATGGCTCCGTTTATAAAGTTCATAATGCCTCCTAAAAATATATAGATTGATTTATTGTTTCACAGATATAGTATCTTTTTCAAATTCATTTTATTCTCTTTATGATAAAAATGGTAAAATGTCTATGATTAGACATTTTATTAAAAAGTAATCAAGGAGGTAAAAATGTAATGGCTGATTCCCCAACCCGTGGAGCTTCCTATCTCCAAAGCTATACAACTGATTCTTATTCTACCCATCTTAGCCTAGAAATTGCGGTATTACAGCAAGATGTAAAATTACCGAGTATTAGTCTTGACCCAATTACCTATGATATTTTAAAACAACAGCATTCAAATACTTATGATGATAAAGGAAAAGTCATTAAGTATGCAACTCCTTATACAATGCCTTATCAAGTTTGCACAAACGTAATTGGATATTTTAGAATCTTTATGATTACTCCTTTGGTGGAAAATGGAGATCCAACAAAATTAAAATGCAATACACCGAAAGTGCAGCAAATTAATCGTGGCATTAATGGAAAGTCTTATACAGAACAAAACTATATTCCTTTAATGATACCAAAGTTTCTTGCATTAAACTTTTATAAATATCCAGACTATACCAATTTTACCAATGATGGGATTTATTATACCGGAGAATATCAACAGGTTATTCCAAAAGGAACAAAATTCTTATGCAGCTTTGTTGGTGGTTCTATCGATATGAATAATATTTCTATTATTGGTATTTGCGGAGAAAGTTTAAATGTTTCAGATACCGTATTGGAGGTTAAATAAATATGGCAAAAGAAGTGACAAAATCTCAACGAGAACAAGTTGAGAATTTAGTATATAGTGTTTTGGATAAAGTAGATCCTTCTAAGACAAATTCTGATTATTATCGTAATATCTTTTCTCAAATGGATAATCAAGAATTCTATAATTTTTGGGAGAGACGATTACCAATCCGATTTCATTATGAAATCTTTAAGATTGAGCCAAAGATGGCTGATATCGTAGATGCGTTTAAAATCTTAAAGAAACCTTTAATTGAGAGAGTAAATTTGCCACATATATACGTAAATCCAGATACTGGTAAACCAGTACAATCTCAACCTTGTATGGTTATTTATATTCATATCAAGAGAATGAAGCAGATGTTGGCAGCAAAGACACATGTCTCTGTTGCAACAGATAAACGTGATATGAAGACTGGACTTTTAACCAGTGAAGATAAAGCTGCTAAGAATACGGATAGAGAGTTTGAAGCATTGGCAGCATATGGATTGGATTATAATATTGATGAGTTCTCCAGAATGAGAGCGGATAGTTTACGTGCTGGTGCAGAAGCTGATGCTATAATAACCGATAAAGGTACCTTATCTGATAAAGATTTCACCGTTGCAAAAGATGATGATTTGGCTAAGAATATGCTGAATGTATATCTGCTGGCAGCAAATATTTATTCAAATCTGATAGATTCTCAATATATGACTCCTCTAACAGCAAAAAATAAATCAAGGGCAGTTGAAAGAATATAAAAATAAAGTACAGGGTTGTATAGACCCTGTACTTTATTTTATTCCACTGCAGCGATCCTTTTCTCGATCTCTACAAGTGAAATTTTCTTAAGGATGCGGTTTCCTCTAGTAGAGGCAACTGTATTCCGAACCTCACGCAATGCGCCTACTGCCGACACATTGTGTAAGTTTGCTTTCGCAAACCTATCACAGGATTTCTCCTCCATCAATTTACGAAACTTCTTTTTTCCACGAACAGAATGCCCTAATTCATGGAAAATTATGAATTTTTGGCTGTCTTTCGACAGCTTGTAGAATAACCCGTCGACAAATATTATCGTCAGCGGGATACCAGTTTCATTATATCTGCCTGCATTTACAGCAATGCAGGCGTTAGCCTGCATTACAATAAACGGATTATACACTATTAGGACCCTCATTGGTCCTAATATTGTACCGCATGTTATTAATTTTAAATCCTTTGTAGCCTCAATTGAGGCTACAGAAAGATCTCTAGTAACATATTTTCTAAAGTCCTTTTTAAGGACTTCATGATCAGTACCATTTTTGAAACGATCAGGGTACTTCTCATACCCGTTACAAACATTATTAAAAATCACGTCAAAAAGCTCCATCATATAATTTCTCATTTCTTCTCCTGATCTATTTTTAAAGTCCCGATACAGGGACAATATATACTATATTTCTTTTTATCACTTATATAGTATATAATTAAAAATAATGACTTTTACGGTTATAAAAAATAAATATCCCTGTACTCACAGCGGAGTACAGGGAATTCTTTGTATTTGAGATATATAGTATAATTATTCGTTCGTATTTTCGGTATCCTGAGAAGCACTATCTTCAGATTTTGCAGGGTCATCCTGATCTGTATTTGTTACTTCTTCCGTATTTACATCTTTTGCAGCGCCTTCTACAATCTTATCAACTGCTTCTTTTGATATATCGTTAAAATCGATCTGAGGTGGTATTTCATCATCTGGCTCACTGGTTACAATCGGCTTATAATCATCTGGTTCAAATACTTCTGCAGTCCAGCCTTTTCCATCATGACTATCAATATAAATACTTACCCCTGGAATATCAATATACTTCCGAATTAAATTATAAATAGACTTACAAGCCTTAGTTTGCTTTCCAATAAATTCAATATTGAATGCATTATCAAAGATCAGAATCATATTACCAGAATTAGTATTTCTAGCCATTCGAATCGAATTAATCGAACGATAGAAAATACATTCCTCATCTGTATTCTTAATCTCAATTGTTGCCATTTGTAAATCCTCCTTTTAGAAACAAAAAATAAAATTACTTTCCTACAATCTGAATCCACTCATTATGAGTTTCATCATTACATAAAATACAGTGATGGGCACATTCAATTTGATGTATCATTTCTTTATCCATCATACTGTATCTACATAACTGATCTAGCATTTCTTTTGAGAACTTTTTCTCTTTAAATAATTTACCAGATTCGTATTGACAAACAGAACAATGTTTAATCTCTATATCTGGATCATCTTCAAATCCATAGTCTCTCATCTTACTTCTGTTTCGTACAACTTGTTTATTTGTTGTATCTTTCATATTTTATATTACCTCCAATATATTCAAAAGATTATAAATCTATATTATTTATCTGATAAATTAAGTTTAATATTTTACTATATTTTGATATATCTCTTCTATACTATTTAAGCTGATATGTACACACTAATACTCTATACATAATAACTATATATACTATATAAATATATCTATTTCCTTTGCCTTAAGGTTTAAGTAATAGTATATAATTGAAAATTGTTTTACTATACGGATTTTATAAATTGACATTGTATTAATGAACCTTATTATTTTATCAATACATAGAGAGGTAAATGCTATGGAATATAAATACGAAAACTATGGTATCTCCGATCTGCTTGGGCATAAGACCAGCATCTTCGGAGAAGGTATTAATACCGTTATGCCAGTCATTCCAACTGAAAAGTTTTTGAATAATCTTGTTCAAAAGATTTCTTTAACGAAAAATGTAAAGGTCTTAACAAAACAAGATCTTGCAGATTTAGATGCAAAGAGATTTGTTGAACCAGATAAGCTTTTGATTGAAGGTTTATTTGGAAATAATCGTCCTTATCAAATGTATAAGATGGAAGATTATCAGATCAATAAAGTTGCAATCGAAATGTTTACCCGTCTTGAATATAATGAAGGTGTGGATTGTCTTGATCGAGAGATCAAAGAACTAAAGAGATCTTATACACTTATGGAGCCAAAATTAATCAATGCTCTTTTTACGCAGCAAGATGAATTTGGAATGCATACAAAGAATACAGATGAGTTGAGAAAGAAATGTAGACTGGATCAGGTTCTCTATATACCAGAGAGTCAAAAAAATTATTCGTATTGCAGATTTGCTTACAACTACGATAATATTCATAATAAAATTGATCAGAATAATTTCAATGGTCTGGCTATCTTTATTTCGATTTGGCTTCGTAAAGGAATCTTCTACGCTTATCAATTCTCTATGTCGAGAACGTATCGGTCTGATGAATTTAGTAATTAATGACGAAATCTGTAGAATCTTATTGTGATATTGAAGATCGTGATTTATATGATCTATTTGAATTAGATCAGAAAAAATATAAGATAACCGATATTCGAATTATACAATATCGATTGGTATATCCTGGAATCTTGAGTTGGATCAGTTGTGATATTAATATTTCTTCAGATCGAATTCAAGAAGACATCTTAAAAGTTATCTTCGACCGATACTATACCAATCCAATCAATCATAAAGTAGAGGAAAGTTATTCTATTATTCACATCTTTTATCGCAAGAATCTAATTTGTATTTTTCAGCAGTTTCACGAGAAAAAAGAAAATACATTTGATCGACTGGATCAGATAAAAATAAAAATAGAATATAAATTCCGGTAGGATTAAGTTCCTACCGGAATTTATTTCTTTAATAATAATCTGGATTATCTGGTAGATGCTTTAGAAATAATCGATCGATATCTTCATCGAGATCAATATGATCAAGATTCATCATTCCAGTATCCAAATCAATCAGTGCGACAAAATATAAATCATACATCAATTCACATAATTCTTCATCTGATAGATAGAACGTAATAATTTCTGGTGCTGCCATTACATGGGTCAATAGATTAAAGATTCTGATGGTAAATCGAATATCTCTTGGTAATTGATTTCTTTCATCCATATATCCCGGTAAAGTTTTTGAAGATCTTGGATCAATAATATGCTCATAATCTCTTAATAAATCAATTTCTGGATAATTACCATGCATATCAATTTGAAATGGAATGGATACTGAGGTATTGGATTCATGATCAAATTCATAAATAAACGTTTCCACCATATCCATCATTGCAGCAATATAGATTTCACTGCAACACAAAGTAATAATATGATTGTAGAATGTATCATAGATAGCAATTTTAATTGTATATTGTGCTTCCGACTGATTAAACTCTGTTACATTATTTTCATATCTGGTTATTAAAAATCGATATCCAGGTTTAATAGGACTATCCCATTCCATAGGTTCTCCTCCATTCTGTGATGCTAGTTCAATATCTTGTACTGTTAATTTCATCCATCTATCCTCTTTTGATTCTTGTACTATAGTTTTAACTGATTCTAATTTCTGAATACATTGTAATTTCTGATATCTATATTTTTTCATATCATATATTTTACCTCCAATATTGATACATTATTATAGTATCTATTTTAAAATATTTTTATAAATTATTTAGGCTGATATGTACACATTAATACTCTATACATAATAACTATATATACTATATAAATATATCTATTTCCTTTGCCTTAAGGTTTAAGTAATAGTATATAATTGAAAATTGTTTTACTATACGGAATTTATAGAATGGAAAAAATAAAGATATAGAGTGTAATCTCTATATCTTTATTTCTAGTACTTAAAGTATTATGAGCAAGAATAGAATGAATTAAATACCATCTCGCTCAAAGCGATCATAGGGAACCTGAGGAGAAATATAACCTTTATGCCCCTGTACTGCAAGCATGTAAGGATTCGGAGCCTGCTTGCCAAACTTATTATAATACTCGGCCTCAAAGAGATGAGAGATAAATAACTTTGTTGCATATCTCTCTGCCCTCTGATTTAACTGAGCAATCGGCAGCTTGCCGTTTGAATAAGCTTGGTAAGCTTTTGTATCTTTACCGATATTCTTTGTACGGAGAATATTAGCTGCCTGCTCCTTGTAATCTCCATTTTCATTCTTGGAGATCTCATAATCAAGTCTCTCTGTAAAGATTTTGCCATAGAGAGAATCTCTTCCTTTTACAAGATGAAACTGATGTCCAATCTTGTACATCAACACTTTCATATGCTGATTATAAGGTACCTTTGAAGATGCCTTGATTAAGAGTTCTTTTGACCAAGAACCAGACTCTGTTTTGGCATTCTCCTCAAAATAAGAATAACGCCATTTTGTCTCTGAAGCAATTTGCATTACCTCTGAATCAGTAATATGCTTGGGATCTTTAATGATCCTATTGATAATCGCAGCAGACTTCTCTCGTCCTAACCAAGGTCTGTTATTATCATTTAGGCCACAGTAAGACCACCAGTTACCAGCATAAAACCCGGTCTCTGACGGAATGTCCAAATATGCAACCAACTGTGTTGCAATGGTAGGGCCAATTCCTAAATTAGCACCAGCCCACTTACCCATATAAGTGCTATCCGCAAATACAGATAGTGCTTTCTTGATCTGCTGTTCCATAAGCAGAAGATTGTCATGATACCATTCCATAAACGGCTTTGACTGCACCGGAACAGAAATCGTTTTATTATCTTTTACGATATCCGAATCCTGATCAGCTCCTTGTGCCATAGCTCTGAGCTGACCTTCTACAGCAAGTCGCATGGTTTGTACCTGATAATAAATATCAGAGATATACCTAGCTTCTTCTCGACTGGGAACTGATACTAATGCTGATTTTACCGTCTTGGTCAATGCAGTAAAATCAAGTGCTGTAAAATAACCACTATTACTATCAGCATCATCAATATTTTCTGATGTGCTATTATCAGTAGAAGTTGAAACTTGCTGTGTATTTAATTCAGCAAGTTTTTCTGGTGTAAAAATCTCATTTCCGGTAAAGCCATTGATTACCTTTGCTACAGAAGCTAAATCTTTCCCCTCCACAGCAGAAATGAGATTTTCGAGATCTTTAGATTTGAGATACATATTTTCCTCCTTGAAAATTAAATATGATGAATTATGGATATACTATTATATCCATAAATATAATATATAATTGAAAAATAATTTACTGTGTAAAAGCAAAAAAAGATAAAAAGATAGAGCACATACACTCTATCTTTTTATCTTTATTCGATTAATTTACGATTAACGTCCGCATGTGGTATGATCATCATACCATGTGTCATCATCGTCTTTAAACAAGACCTTCATTTTATCGTCTCCTTTCTTTTAAATTTCAAACCTATCACTATATAATAAATATGGCCAATCATATATCATGATTATATAGCAATAGGTTTGATTACGTTTATGTATGTATGCCGGTTTTTAATATCGGCACTTCAACTATTTTTTCTTCAGGAATTGAAATAGTTGAAGTACCATTATTATCATCTTTGTGGGGCAAAGATTGATAATATTTTCGAATGAGTGAAGTAGAACTCATGTTCAAAGCTTTTACCATTTTTATCACCTCCTTTCTATAGATGATTTGATATATTATTGACTATATTCATTTTTATAGTATATAATTGAAATAATTGACTTTTACGGTTACAAAAAATAAATATCCCTGTACTCATAGCGGAGTACAGGGAATTCTTTGTATTTGAGTTGTATGATATAATTATCAAATCGAAATATCAATCTCTTATGAAGTACTATAAAACATTTTATCTATATCTTTGTTTAAACAAATATTTATTTTTGTTATATATTTGAGTCTTTATATTTTGATAAAATATTATGATATTTTGATATACTATTTTACTCTATAAATTGACTATATAAATTCTCTTCTATACTCTCTAATACTCTATACATAATAACTATATATACTATATAAATATATCTATTTCCTTTGCCTTAAGGTTTAAGTAATAGTATATAATTGAAAATTGTTTTACTATACGGATTACAAAAAATAAAGCCAGGTCTTATATAAGACCTGGCTTTTTATATCATTCATCAAATATGAAAATTTAAAATTTATGATTAATAATTTATAATTCCTAATCTGTATCTTCAATTATAATATCTGGATTGAATACAAGTAAAGTAGTTATATCAAATCCATATAACGACCAATAAGTTCCTCTACCAATACCCCCTTCAATAGATCCAAATATCTCAACATACATAGCATCATAATATCTTTGCATTTTTTCGTAATCAAAGAAATATAAATCTGCTTTAGAAGTATGAGAAATTCTATTATAATTTCTAAACTCGTTATAAGCATCATCAAGCTGTTTTTGATTTGTAATTTGTAAAACTTGAGAATGATCTTTTAAATGAAAAGTAAACCATCCATTCCAAAGTTTATTATTCATCATATTATATTTACAATATTCAGCCCAATCATTTGTAGATAATGGTGACGCCCATAATCCACCATGAGGTTTTACAAAACTAGTTTCATAATTTTTTATTGGTTGGAATTTTTCTGGATAAAAATGATCTCCACCAAAATGAATAAATCTTGAATCCATAGTACTCCTTTCATTTTTAATCAAAATTATTTTATGCACTTGAAAAATTTAAATAATTAATTCTTTTATGAATATGAATCTTATAAATTAATTGAAAATTATTATATGTAATTACTACACTTTATATGCCTCCATGATATTATGATTTGTATATTGAGTAATAATGAATAATCTATATTTGCTATACTCTATTTTGTATACATTATTACTTAATATACTAATACTATATGTATATAATAATATATCTATTTCCTTTGCCTTAAGGTTTAAGTAATAGTATATAATTGAAAATTGTTTTACTATACGGAATTTATATTTGAAGAACTTTAGATTAATTACGATGTATAGGAGGTGATATATCTTGATAGATCCTGATAATATTACATTACCAGTATTAAATAAGCAGACATCTGTAGTATTAAAAGATGTACCAGAATATGATCTCATGACTTTTGATCTGGACAGTGATAAAGATCTTAAGAAGTATCTAAAATATATTGAAAAAGAAGTAAGACAGAGTTTTGAATATCGAGAATTTATAGCCTATCTAAAAGAGTATTATCATATGGACGAATCCGGAATAGAACAAATCTCTTCAAGAGAGAATAAAGCAATACGAATAGAGATTCATCATTATCCTTATACTCTATATGATATTGTCGGAATTGTTTATCAAAAGAGAACGTATTATCAAGAATCTCTAGAGCCAGAAATGGTTGCAAAAGAAGTCATGATGCTTCACTATAAATTATTGGTTGGATTAATACCACTTACCACAACAGAACATGAGCTATTTCATGATGGTAAAATCTTTTATCCAGCAGATAAGATTTTAGGAAGATGGGATTTATTTGAAAAACTATATCAGCAATGGATTGGATCGGATTTACTAGATATGACACAGAGAATTCGAACATACTCTGATGATAATTCAGAACTGATGAAGACGACAGAGATACTGTCTCCAAATCATATTCATTTTGAATATACTCCGAATTCACAATATCAATTGCCAAATCCAAATCAAATGGGTAATTTTATGCAGAATCGAATTCAAGAAATTAAACAAAATAATTATCGTTTACCAACACTAGATGATATGAAAGATATTAATAAAAAAGATACTGTACAAGAGCGTAGATCGATTATAAGCCCTTGTTTCTTCTTTAAGCAGTAATCTATCAGAAAAGTTTAAAATCTTTGTAATTGAACATGTACCTATAAATATTAGCACGAAAAATGAGGTCGTTATGATGACTAATGAGATTGAATTAATACCCATGGTTTTTACATGGAGAATGACAGAAGCAACAGCAGCATTATTTGTTGCTCTGATTGTAATGCAGATTTTACAATTATTATTTAATAAGGTCTATAATAAATTCTATAGAATCGTTATCGATATCATTGCGATTGCATTTGCGACCATTAGTATCATTAACGAAATGCTGAAACTATTTGATAATGTAACCTTTCCAAATGAGATATGGCAAAGAATATTCTATATTTTAATCTCACTTGCTATAGCAGGATATACCTTATATTTTCAGAATAAGGAATAAATAAATTGGTAGTAGATAATAATCTACTACCAATATTTTAGTATTTATTTATTAAATATTTACAAGATTACTACTAGTTTAATGGTAGTAATAATTTATTATTCTATATACACTAAGATAAAATTTATATAGAAGATGATATGAAATATGTATATAGAAGGTAATGAATATGATTATTAAGAATTCAGAAATAAAGAAGTATAAATCAAACTTGAAACGAATTCGTGTAATGAAAGGATTCACCCAACAAGATATCGCCGCATTATCGGGTATTAATATAAAGAGTATTGCATCTTATGAACAAGACCCAGAAAAAATAAACAAAGCATCTGTAGAGACAATTTATCAATTAGCAGATAGTCTTGGATGTGATATCTCTGATATTATAGAAAGAAAATATTTATAAGATGAAAAGAGATATAAAAAATAAAACCTCGTAGAGTTTAAATACTCTACGAGGCTTTTATGAATATTTAGGATTAGCAGTTTCTCATCAAATCACCCCAGTACTCATCATCAAGATTTTCTCTTGATGCAGCAATTATTGCATCAATCGCCAATGGATGACGATTGAGATAATCATATGTAGTCTGTGGCAATTCAATGTGAGTATCTCGTCTGCCTTTTTGCGCAAGTTCAACAAGCTGCTCAAATATATTATACCCTAATTTATGAGCATTGGCAAATTGTTTCAATGCTAAATACTTTGGAGGATCAATTTTTCCTCCAATCATATCTCTGGCCTCTTTTTCAGAGAGATCAAAGAATGTCATGACATCAGAGATGACGATGCCATGCATGAAACATACTTCAGCAAACAAACTGCCGAACTGTTTCCGATAATCCGTCATTTCTGGCGAGATTGTCGAAACTGGTGGAAGAATTTCAACATCAGTATTTTCTTTTTTATACTGCTGAACCATATTATCAACCGTTTTTTCTAGATCAGTAGGAGCCGGAACAAATTCATGTTCTTCCTGTTCTGTCGTTTCTTCTTCGTGCTCTTCCTGCTCTGCTGTTTCTGTATTATCTGTTTCTTCTGTATTGTCTAATTTACTAAGATCATTCTTAAGATCTTGATAAATCAGACGATACTCTTCTTTTTTTCTATCTGTTTTCACAGAGTTTGTGAAGATCGTATAAATAGCATCCACACTAGTTTTATCTAGCATGAGTGACTTTACGATTTTCATAAAATCATCAGCAGGCGGTACCACCATACGAATGATTGGAGATATTTTAAACTCCTTAAAATATTCATTGTATGATGTTCCATAAGTTTCTTTGATAGTTTGACGCAAAAATTTAAATACATCATCCATGCTTTCAATATTAGTTGCGTTCATCATCTCATTCTCCTGATCTATATTTAATGTCCCGATACAGGGACATGTATGAGTAGCAATATTATTACTGCTACATTATATATCACTTATATAGTATATAATTGAAAATAAATTTAATTTATGAATATCTATAAATAGGACATTTATATAATTTCAGTAAGGAGGCAAAAATAATGGCAAACATTCCTAAATTTCTAAAGCAGAGTGGAAATGCTTTATTATATAATGGAACCGGTGAATTGGTTTACTATGTACCAGATGATTACTTTACCGATGTAAAGAACCCCAATGCTTCTATTGTCGGTCAATATGTTTATGTACTTGGTGTATTTGACTGGGGCATTGTAGATGAACATGGTAAATTACAAAAGTCTCACATCTTTAAATATCCGACAATGATTCAATGTAAACCTTATACGATCGAAAAGATAAAAGGATTATCTTTACGAAATACAAAACCAAAAGATTATCAGGTATTACATTTTAAGAATGGAGACGAAGCAATCTCTGATATAAACTTACCAAACTCAATTGATAATGTCGAGAGTCTATTTTCGATGATGGTTATCAATGGCGGGAAACAACCAAATACAATACCTTATGATAAATTACATGAATACTTCGAGCAATCGATGAAGATTAATGGATATAGCTTTGGTATCAATATGCAATTTTTTGGTATTCTAATTTCAGAGCTTGAAAGAGATCCAAATGATTTATCAAAGCCATTTCGATATACACCAATGTCTGATATGACAAAGTATCAACAGATTTCTATAAAGACAGTACCAAAGTATACTTCACCATTTATTGCTTTGACAAGTGAGAACTTTGATGAATCTCTAATGGCTTCTGTTATGCTGTCTACAGAAGATGAAGATAAGATTAAAGACAGTCCTCTTGAGAAAGTTGTTATGGCATAAAATAGAGCAAGAGGTAAATTTTACCTCTTGCTGCTTTATTCTTCATCGTCATCACAGTAATAAGTTTTCATATAAGATTTGATTGCACGATATTCTCTTGTCCTTAATTCTTCATCAGCAGCATAAGTTAATTCATAGAGATCTTCTTCATCAATATCAAGCATAACACCAAGTAATAATTTTTCAATTATAGAACGCTTAAAAGTATGAATTACAAATTTCATATCATGGGTTTCTTGAATATTATGTTTCGCAACAGAGATCCATCTTCCAAAATCAGAATAGGTAATATCTAAGATACAGATTACTTTATCATCTTTTTTATCTGCAACCTTTATCGTATCAGTTCCTTCATATAGTGTTTTAAAAATATCAATAAAAATGTCTTCATCGAACATCATAGCTATCCTCCTAATTTAATTATTTGTCTATTCTATAGTATCTTTTTATATCGGATAGTGGGTCAAAAACACAACATTTGTATAATATTAGGATTGGGATCGTCAGATTGGGACGAAAATATATCTTTTAAAATATTTTACACAAGGAGGAATTGATACTATGTATCCTGGTACTATAGTAAATTTTATCGATAGATCGTATCTTGGCGATTTAAATAGTACTTCGGTTGATAACTCTCCTCTCTATCTCGCTGTATCTAGCTTTGACCGTGGGCCTGAAGATCTTAGAGTTGTTTCCAGCGCTAATGATTTTTATGCCCTTTATGGTTCTAAGATGAATTTTGCTAAGCATGGCCAGCCTGCAATTCAGGCAGCCAATGATATCACTAATGGAGCAAGACTTCTCATAAAGAGACTTGTTCCTGATGATGCTCTGCTTGGTAATCTGATTCTTACTGTTACCGCAACTGCTAAGACTGTTGCGAAGAAAGCTGGAGATGGTGAGACCGGTGTTAGCCTTCAGTATCTGAAGACTGGTGTTGAGGATGAAGCCGCTACAGATAAATATGTTATTGACACTGCTAAGACTACTCTTTCTCTGAAATGGGAGTCTACTTCTGTTACCAATTGTAAGACTATTTCGGATGTTAAAGATCAGATTAAAGCTGCTGGAGATCCTGAGGTCACAGTAGATGGTACAGATGAGATTACGGTTACCAAGTCTGGAAAGTTTACTTTGTTTGTTATCACTGATAATGGACGGAGCGCTGATGCAAAGTCGGTTCGTATCTCTGCCGATTATAATCTTTCTAAGAATCTGTCTGATATGATTTATGATGTGATTGTGTATGATGGATCTACGATCCTTGATTCTGCAACCGCTACCATGAATCCGAAGACGGTTTATAATAATGCTCTTTATGGATTTAATGAGTTCACAACTCCTCAGGTTAAGTTCTATCCTATCGATGGAGAGTTCGAGAAATATGTAAGCTTTGTTGCTTCTTCTCTTGGACTGACTGAGGATGAGGTGAAGCAGTGCGATCTGATTAAGGGAAGAGATTCCAGAAATGCTGCTCTTGCTGGCGTAACTGTTGATGCAGAGTCTGTTGATCTTGGTTCTTCCTATGGAATCGAGATTGCAAATGGATCTGATGGTTCGTTCAAGGATAAGGCATTCGGAACCGACATCTGGACTACGAAGGCTATTGAGGTCTTTGATGGTACTTTCGATGATTCGATCTGGGATGTTGATACTTATAAGATTGCTGCAATTTTTGATGCAAACTATCCTGTTAAGGTTAAGGAAGCAATCGCTGAGTTTGTAAACTTCCGAAAGGATTGTGCATACTTCAGAGATTATGGTCTTGACTGCTTCTCTTACGTTGATATCATGGACTATTATAATGGTATCAAGCCTGAGTATAAGACCTTTAATATTGCAGATTATTTCACTACTTATATGATTTACGATCCTGAGACCAAACTCAGAGAGCGTGTAACCATGATGTATGATTTCTCTGCAGCAGCGATTCCGATCTTTGCAGACGGTGCATATCGTCCTATGGCTGGTTTCATTAATAGCATGATTCTTCCGAATGCAATCGATGGTACGATCAATTTCGTTCCGAAGATTACGCCTAAGGCAAATCAGAAGGCTATGATTGATGATGCCAGAATTAACTATGCAATCTTCATGGAAGGTCAGTGCGTTGTTCAGTCTCTGTATACTTCCAAGACTGGCACGATATCTCAGCTTAGCTATATGAACAATACGCTTGCGATTCAGGAAGTTGCAAGAGCACTTCGTACTGCTTGCCCTAAGTTCCGGTATACCTTTACCAGTGGTACAGATTTCCAGAACTATGCAGATGCGTGCAACAATGTTCTTCAGAACTTTAAGTCTCGCTTTGCAGAGCTTAGCTTTACTTATGTTCAGGATTCCATTGAATCTATGCATAAAATTTTCCATGCAGCAATTCAGTTTAAGTTCGGTAACTGGGCACAGACCGAGATCTTTGATCTGTATGCTCTTCCGAATGATACTACTACAACAGCTTGAGGAAGGAGGGTATAAGATATGGCTTCTGAAAATGCAGTTAATACCGGTATTGTAAATAATTATACAATCCGTCCGAAGAACCTCACTCAGTACAATGCCTTCCGTGGAGTCATCGATTTCTCTCAGCCTGGTCAGTTTGATCAGTTCGAGACTGGCTATAGTTTTCTGGCTGTCCTGAAGATGCCTAAGTTTATGGAAATGCTTGCCGAGAAAGATTCTGGCATGAAGGACATAGTTCAGTCCTTTAACCATATGCTCGAGTATGAGTTCCGTGGACTCAGTGGTCTTCCGGATATGACTGGTGATGGCTACGAGGTTGGTGATGGTGTTAACACCGTTAAGTTCCTGTCCAACGTATCTAGAGATACTTCTGTTGAGCTTTCTTCTACGTTCTATGAGAGAAGAGGCTCTCTGATTACCAAGTATATGGCAGAGTATCTTAGTGGTATTAAGGACCCGATGTCTAAGGCTAAGACCTATCATGGCCTGATTGCTAAGGGCTTCCTTGAGCCGTCTCTTGAGAACGAAGTCGGTACATTCATGTACATGGTTACTGATAATACCATGCTTCGTCTTGAGAAGGCTTATCTGCTTTGTGATGTACAGTTCACCAAGGCTGAGGAGTCTATGTATGATTCCACTAAGGGTGATATCAACAACCGTGAGATGAGTATCTCCTTCAACTGCTTCCCTGTTACTGGGTATATGGTTGATAAGGCTGCAAAGTCTCTGCTTGAGGATATCACTGGTGTTCAGGTTAATCCTTCGAACAATGCTGGTGGTGTTACGTACAGCACTGTCAAGACTGAGGATGTGGCTGTTCTTGATTCTGCTAACTATCGTTGGGGAATTATGGATGAGAAGTCTGCATCTCACCTTGAGAATCTTGTTAAGGCTGCAAATACGGATAATGGTGGCACTACCTCCAATGCATCCACTGCAACCGCTACGTCTGCTACTTCCTATCGTGGAGTTGGCACTCTTGTCTAATTGACAAATGTACGGGTAGTAGGATTCGTCCTACTACCTGTATTTTATGGCTTAATAGTTAATAATATCACATTTGATTAATTACGAAAGGAGGTCGAAGTATGCCGAACAACTCCGAAGATGTTTCAAAAGAAGCAAAACGAATTGATAAGCAATTAGATGATCTCTCTACCAATATGGATCAACTTTATCAAAAAACTTATCAATCTCGTATTGATGATAAACGAGACATGGAAGATATTACCACTGGTATTGATAATACAATAGATAGTTTATTATCAAAAGTCAATGGTAAAAATGCAGCAGATCTATCTAGTCTATACACTAGAATTCAATCAAAAAATAATAGTAGTAATGCTAGTTTTGAGGATGAATTATCAAAACTATTTGATGACTCTGGGCAGATTCTTGATACAATTAACGTTGATAATATTAGAAAATCTCTACAAGCAGAAGATTATCAATATGATCTCATTTGCCAGTATATGACAAAGCTTGAAGATGCCTTGGAGATTAAAAAGGATAACGTTTTATCTTCTGATAATTTTACCAAAGATTTTGCAAATATTGTTCCAAGAAAGAGTTCTGAGGAATTTTTAAGAACTTTTAGTGATAAAGCAAATAAGGTAAAAGAGAAATATAGCGTAGAAGATCTCTTCGATGAGATTTATTATGATACTGCAAAATATGGTGAATATTTCTTATACTTGGTTCCTTATCAAAAAGCTTTTGAAAGATTATTAAAAAGAAAGAAATATATGCAGGCAAATGGTATCTATGGTATGGAGCCAATGAGATATGAGTCTGCTAACTTAGTACAAGAGATTTGTAATACACCAGAGTCCTTTGGAGGAGAATGTATTTTTGAAGGCGCTCAATATAATGGTGAAATTGGATTTGGAGAAGATCGTAAATTAGCCAAAGAACTTGTTAAAGAGATTAATGATAATAAGATGAAGATTAATCTCTTCTTTGATGAGTCTGGTATTATCCCAGAACCAATTGAAACTCTTGCTGAGTCAAAGAAAGTTTCTGCAAAATATCAGTCTGTTACAGAAAGTTATTTTCATGAAGATACCAATACAGAATCTCAGTTAAAATTGGGAACACAGATAGCAGATTTTACTGCTCCTGCTAATGATGGCCTAATAGATCCAAATCATAAAGACGTTGATGTTCATGAAATTAATGGTGCGGTATGCTATAAGATACCAAGAGATCAGATCATTCCAGTCTATATGATGGATACTTGTGTTGGATATATCTATATTCAGATCTCAAATACTTATGTTGAAAATCTGGTATTAAATGGATATAGCTATAATAGCTTAACCAATAATACCAAATTAATGGCAGATGAATATGATAAAGAAAACGATGCATTGGTTGGATATATTGCTTCTACAATATCCAACAAGATTGATGCAAAATTTATCAATGCAAATGTAGATCTGAAAAAAGAAATCTATGCTGTATTACGATATAATGATAAATTCAATACAACTACGGGTGTAAATAATATTGGAGTTTCTTATATTGCCGCAGATGATATTCAGCATATTTATTTTAGATTGGATAAAGACACTCATAGAGGTATTTCTGATCTAAAGAAGGCAGTTGTTCCTGCTATGATTTACTGTATGCTCTATCTGAACGATGCGATTGGAAGAGTTTCCAGAGCAAATGATAAGAGAGTATATTATGTAAAGCAGAATGTAGAACAGAATGTTTCTCGTACTCTTCTTAATGTTGTCAATCAGTTAAAGAAGGGTAATATGGGAATGCGATCTCTGGAGAATATGAACACAATCTTCAATGTTATTGGAAGATATAATGATCATATTATTCCGGTATCTCAGTCTGGAGATCCGCCTGTTACGATGGAAGTCATGAATGGTCAGCAGATTGAAACTCCTACTGATCTAATGGATCGTATGGAAGATCAGGCTGTATCTTCTACGGATGTCCCGCTTGAGTTTGTACAATCTGTAAATCAGGTTGATTATGCAACTAGATTTACCATGTCGAACTCTAAATTCCTGCGTAAAGTATATAAGAGACAGAGAATCTGTCAAAAGTTCTTTACAACGATATTTAGAAAGTTGTATAATTATGAATATCATGAAAATGATCAGACAATGGAAGTGGTATTGCCTGCACCTGCATTCCTTGCTTTGACCAATACACAACAATTATTAAATAATACTAAGGATTACGCTTCTGGTATTATTGAAATGCTTGAACCAGATATAGATGAAGAGATTAAACATAAATTTATTAATCTATATGCAAGAGATCAATTAGGAACATATCTTGACTTTACCAAGATTGATGATATGATACAAGCAGCGAAACTGGAAAATAAGACAGATACCGCAAACGATCTTGGTGCAAGCGAAGACTATGATTCAGAAGATGAAGGTGATGAGGGTGGATATTGATCCACCCTCATTTTACCTCCGAATTTAACATATCGATAGTATACCGCAAGTTTTGGCATGTATTAGAGCATATGCCATGACTTCAACACTTATATAAATCTTAGATTAATGGGATAATCTTAATATAATGCCTAATTAGTATATGCTATCAAACTACTACAGAAAGGAGCTACTAACTTATGGAAGTGATAGCAAAATGGCTATACGATATGGGCTACAAAGGGATTGCTTTCACCATTATCATCCTTTTGATGTTCATCGAATTTAATCCAAAGGTTAAATTTAATCCTATTAGCAGTTTCATATCTTGGATCGGCCGTAAGTTTAATAGTTCCGTTGATAATCAGGTATCACAATTTAAAAAAGATACCACTGATAAATTAAACTCTCTCGATACCAAAAATCAAGAACAAGATAAGAACCTGCAAGAGGTGTCTACTGACTTAAAGATGTTTAAGCTCAGTTCCTTATATAATGAAATCACGTCTTTCGAAACATCAATTTTAAATGGTGAGAAATTTTATCGTGAGCAGTATCGTAGAGAACTTGACAACGAAGAATTATATAATAACTTAGTGAAAGAGCTTGACTTATCTAGAGAACAAGCTCGAGTTGCTGAGGTTGAGGAATCGATAGATACCATTCGTCAGCATTATAAAGAAATTCGTAATTCTTCTGAAATGATGATTTAAAATTTCGCTAAGTAATTATTTTCAATTATATGAACTAAAATATAATTCTATAATATAATATAGAAGGTAACTAAATATATATTTTTATACTTTCCTTAAAGGAGGAATATCTAAAATGATCACATTGAAGAAACTGGATAGCCTTATTCTGAAGAGCTGCTCTGTTGTGAATAATGGAGACAACGGAAACGATTTTTATGCTTTCTCCATCGATCTCAATAAACTGAACGGTATGCTCAAAACAGCAGATAAAAATCTCCATCCACTTGCAGAGACTGCTAAGGTTATCTCTAAGCCGGTATCTTTTGCAAATATTCAGAGTATTACTGAGTATATTCATAAGCCGGAAGAGCTTAAGTTTGCTATGTCTGATAAGACAGAAGCACTTGAATTTCTGATTTACTGTGCACAGGATAAGACTGGCAAGGTAAATGAGTTCAAGGATAGTAATGGAAACGTTATTGATGCTTATGATGCCTATAAGACTTTTAAAGAGGATGGAACATATTCTCTGAATAAGGATGTTGTCGAATATATCGTATCCAATCTTCCAATGTACATGGTTCTTGTTCTGAGATCTTTCAATCAGAAGAGTTATAAGTATGACTATAAGATCTATATCAGATCTAATTATGAGATGGTCAGTTACTTTAAGGCAATGACTTCTGAGGAGAAGAAGGATAACAAGCAGCCTGCAGAAGAGAAAAAGAATTAATTACAAGTATACTTGAAAAGTACTGGTAGGTTTAGAACCTACCAGTATCTTTTACCCTTTTCATAATACAATTTATATAATTACCGGTCTTTGGATTAATATCGGCACGCACAATATATTTATTTTCATCAGCGATCTTATGACCAGAAGTATTATCAATGAATTTCCAAAACCCTCTATAGACAGGATTAAACCCATTTATTTGATTTACGAAGAACCAGTATCTAATTTCAGCTCCAGAATACGGTATGTTAGAGTTGATTATATTTTGTTTATAGATCTTTTTTGTATCTACCTCTAATTCGTAATCATCAATATCTAGTTCAGAACAAATCATACCATAGTAATTAGATTCATAGCGAATATAAGCTCCTAAAAATTCTTTGGTATTTGAATCATATTCAACAGATATGACTTTAAATATAGAACCCCAATAAGAAGAATAGTAGATGCTATTCTTTCGATATGGAATTTCTCTGGTAACTCGATGCGGGATTAAATGATTCTTACGAATTTCGGTATCGATAATAGTATTGTGCGTATACGATATTATATCATTCATTGGAAACACCCCTTATCCTGACAAAAAAAATAAATGTTGGTATATCAAGATTATTGGATAGTTATATGAATATTATATTAAATACTACTGATATAATGGTAGTAAATCGCTAATATTTATTTAATTTTATACCAACATTTTAGTAAAAGTTTGTATATTATACTACCCCTGTGACAATATACTTGCTTGGTGCCTCCATAATTATTTGCGGTATAATATCCGTAGGGTAATACGAGCCCTACGGATATTATACTGCTTTTATAATCTATTCTTAATTCGATTTATAATAGTATCTTTATTATTTTCAAAATATTCATCTATCGTATCCTCTATCACATCAATAATGGACTTAAATGTAAGATAATTACAATACAAAAGATAATACCCATCACTATTAAATGCTGTCCATAGGTAAGTAAAAGTATTTTCATTAATCTGCTGATTGTCTTCAGTTATATCTCTTTTAATTGCTTCTATACGGATTGATGGATTGGTATAGATAAATATTGAAGTATCTTTCATATTACTTAATACATCATAAAATTCACTAAATTGCCGATGCTTTGTATTTAAAAATCTTTTATCCTCTGTATATCCAAGATAAATATCGTTTAAGAATGGTGCATCTGGGATTGCCAATGTATTTGATGTAATATGAAATACACCTGTTGAGCCAATCGCAAATAAATCCATAATTTGAATTTTATTTTTTGTATTTATAAAATTCAAATTAAATGATTTTGAGCTATTATACAATGTATAAAGATCTCTATTATTTACATCTACACGATCGAAGATACATTTATCAATATAAGAGAAGACACTCATTTGATAAATATCAAAATTGAGTTGATAGATATCATCTGTACCTTTTGCATGAATGATAAATTCTGTAGAAGATAATTTAAAGATTGGAGATATCATACAGAGATTATCAAATCTTGATGCGATAATAGAACACATAGAAACAAAATCAAGGCTATTAAAATACTCTTGATCTTCTTCTGTTTCACAATGATAAATTGCTGCTAAAGAGAAGATTACTTTTTCTGTCTTATCAACAAGCTCAGTTCTTCTAAAACCAGGATATCCAATAATAGAGAAGATAGGGATTATCGTATCCCTATCTTCCTCATTTGTAGTGGTAAATCCTTCAAATACAATGTGCTCAACAGAAACTACATGCTGAGGAACTTCATATACAGATTTATTCTCCACTATTTGCTTCATCCTTAGATACCTCTCTATCAGGATTAAATAATGCTACAAAAACATCATCACTAAGGCTATAAATATTATATGCTTTATTTTCCGAATCGTAGACAATCATTGCAGGAATGATACTATTCTTTCTAGGATCGGTATAATAGAAGAATGACATAATATCGAGATTGAAGAAAGCAGGATGCTCCTTAATAAAGTCGTCAAAGGAAAGATCCTTTCTTACATCCACCGCTTCATCAGTATTAAATGGTACAGTAATGTAGAGATCCTGATCTCCAGTTGCATGATACATAGAAAGTACATTATTGCTTTCTTCATTACTATCGCTATTATCAGATCCAAGATACTCAATCTGATCAAGATGATAGAGATGATAATTAAAATCCGGATCTGTAAAAGTATAGTACGGATTTGTAGGAATATAAGTAATCATATCACTATGAACTTTAGACAGAAACAGATATACACTGATAGGAAGTTTAATATCTACTTCATAGTGTACTTTATCAATATAATGATATCCCTTAATGGTAACATAATCATCTTCCCACTTTACCGGGCAAAGATCGGAATACCACATATCGTTGATATTGATGTTTCGTAAGATTTCTCTTGCGTGCTCTTTATAATTATCATCCATTTTATTGAAATTAAAAGTAGCAATATTATCAATATAATTCAGATCTACATTATCATCAATCGTATAGGATACCTTAAGAGCAATACAGGTTTCCTTCGATTCAATTTCAGATCGTAAAATATACATAATAGAAGCAGTCTTACTATTTTTAGATTTTGTTAATCCAATCATTGTATGATCTTTTACCGTAATGATAGGAGCATACTTATCAATCTTGATATTTTCTTTTTCTGTGTCAATTTTAATGTACTTCATAAATTATTCCTCTCCTTCTAATTTATACTCTAGTATGGTTTCTTTGATCTTTCTCTGATCTCGTAATCGATCTGGCTTAAGCCAAGATGTTTTAGTATAGAAATAAGCTTCTTTATCTGTAACAAATCTTATGGTATTACCAATTGTTTCTGCAACAACGATTACTCCACGATCAGAATCTTTATCGGCCCTAATAATGAAGCCTTTATTATAAGCTTTCCAAGGAGTGTCTACCAAATCTTTCTTATGTCGATTATAGAAAAACGGGAATCCACGTAATTGATATGGCTTCTTTACTCCATTGATTTTATCACCAGCCATAACCTCTTCGTAAATTGTATCAGGATCATGTTTGGTAGCCAGAGTATTATCTTTTTGATATCGATAATCCCTCCAGTTTTTAAACTTTGTACCGGCTAATTTATTCGTAATGGTTTCATCGGTAATATCATTTATGTATTCTGTATATACCGCGGCACCAAAATAACGATTGTCTTGAATTGGATATTGATGAATAAATTCTTTAATAGAATTTTCTCTCAATACATCGGTAGTAACCTGTTCTCCATAAACAATTTCTTTTCGTCTTGGAAATTCTGGTATCTTCTCTGATGCTTGATAGAATTTAGGATATGTCAGATTCAGCATCTTTGTATCTTTAGTAACCAATACAACACCAGTGGCACTCATTAAGATTACCCGATAAGGATATTCATCATCCCAACGCAATACAATAAACTTTTCAGGCCAACCCTGATTCTTATCATAGTTTACTATCCAGAATCGATAATGAATAACGCCTTGCTCTCGTTCGTCAGTATATTTCATTCTGATGATTTTTCCAACACAAGACGATTGCTTAGGATATTTATTATGAGTCATTACAAGTCGTTCTTTTTTATTATGTTGATCCATTGGAATCATATTATTTACTTGAATAACTTGATCATAGAAAACGTCATGTTTTTGTTGTGACTCTGACATATGTCCTCCTCCATAGCATATTTGTCTAGAAAGTCATAAATAAGAAATAAATATGATAATCAATATTTAGTTTCTTTTTATGGATTAAAAAATCTGCCATCGCAATATTATCATATATAGAAAGAACTTTTACTGTTAAAGAAACGTGATCTGCTTTTGCCAGATGAAACGTTCCAGGATATAAAGTAATAAAGATAGGATGTAAGGTATCTGTAATAATATGATAATTAAAAGCACCTTCATCTACTTTACGAGTAATATTATTCTCAAACTCAGGATCTTCTCTTAAATTTGAATTAAGATAAATAATTTTTCCATTTTGTATGAACGGAGAAATGACCTGAAGCATACGAGTAATATTCTCTTTACTTGTAGTATGATAATATGTAAAAGATGGATTTATTTTATTAGAAATGTCGGTGGTGTAAATAATACCACCGACATCACTTCCGATAATCAGTCCATTTTCTACATAATAATCATCAGTACGCATAGTTGCTTTGATAATATTTTCAATATATTCTAGCTCTGATGCCATTATGATTGTTTCCTTTCATTATATAAAGATATCGGATGGAGATGATCGTTTCCAAAATAGATTGGATTAATCTTTTTGTTATGAAGATCGGTTACTGGAGTAATAATAAGTTCTTTATTATCATCTAGATTATATTCTTGCCAATATTTCTTTGTAGAATAACAAATTCTATTTTTTGCATAAAATTCATCGATATCTAATAAGATCTCTTGAACATTAGCCAATCCAAACCATCGATGACAAAACTCAATAATATTATCAGTAACCTTATTCTCCAAAAACTCTCCACTTCTTGTGTAGAGATCGTTCATATAACTGTTTTCATTATGATATACTCTTTCATATAATACTGTTTCGAAATCTTCTTCATGATATTCAATACTATTATCACCACTTCCAGTGAGATCAATTGGTTTCTTAAAACCTTCATCTAGATAAGTTGATACCGTACCATAAAGCTTTTCTTTCTTTCGATTCTTTCCATTTTTTACATCGATTTCAATAAACGGAAAATCATGACAATTTCCCGGATCAAATATCCATACCGGAATATCTTTACTCAGATTGCCTTTATGATAATGATAAATAGCTTTCCATTTATTTGGAATATCAAGTCTACCAACCTGAGTATTTGATGCAATGTTTCCCTCATCGATCGATGAGGGGTAAAGTGCTTTGAAATCAAAATCAATACAGTTCTCTATAATATTAATTGGAACTGCATTAATCATTTTCATCTTGTTATCATCACCCATCTTTAAAGGGTCCATAACAAGTGCACCTTCAAACTTACCTCGTTTTGTATTATGTTTATTTACATTATTCCCCATAATATATCCGAGTTTATCATACCAGTCTTTTCTCATTCGATTGATAAGATATACTGTTTGACGATGTATTTTACGATATCCAGTATCATTCATAATTGCTTTCTGAAATATATATTCCAGATCATGGCATTTGTGTTCGATACAATGGTTTACAATTGCATCCATTAAGTTATATAAACTGAATATCTTGAAATTAATCCATGGTAACATAACAACTGAATTTGTAATATTACTATAATCCAGTTTATGAACACCTGCTACCAATTCTCCAATATCGTCCAGTTTAAATGATTTGAATGATCCGATCTTTGCTTTTCTTCTGGAAGCATATTGAATCATCTGATCAATCCAAGTTGTATTACCAGAGATAAATGTAAAATCATTTCTCTCTGCAAGATCGGACAAATTACGAGTATCAACAAAATTGTTGACTATTCCAATCTCCCAAGTTGGATCACACATAATGTCTTCTGGATTTGCTCCCAACGCTTTAATACGAGCAATCAGATATTCCAGATCGAAGTTTGAACTATTCCATCCTTCAATAAAATCTGGTTGATCACGATGTACTCTTTGGAAGAAGTTTAAGATCATATCCAATTCATCATCATAGAATACAATCTGATATTTAAACTCATCCAGTTGGTATCGTTTAAATTGTTTATATCCTCCAACCGCTTTTTCAATGAAATTTCTGATATCTTGTTCTGTAAATTTACCGGATTTAATTTCATTTTCATATTGTTGAATTAATGGGTTATTTGGATCTCTTAATACATATTGTATTTCGATCTTTAATTCATCATTCATATATGCAATTGCATTAACCGGACACTCACCCATCTGGACGAATTCTTCTTTGGCATCTTTACTATCTACTTCGATATCGAAAAATGCTTTTGTAATCGGTCCGATACTATTCTTAAATTTTCTGGCAAAGAGACTTCTATAATAATCCTCGATATTCATATCGGAAGAAAAGATTTTCGGATCTTCATGCAATTGTTCTAGTGATGCCCGATCATGGGCTTCTCTACATTCATTATAGAAGTCCATTTTATCTTCCACCTCTGCCAGTTTCTTTTTCAAACTTGCATAAGGTGTTGTTACTGGGTGTACTTTTTCCTTCTCAATAAACAGACAATTATGATTTACAATTATATCATCATTTGCTACATAAAATGTCATTGAAGGATTCTTAATAATTTCATGATATTTCTTACCAGTATCATTATTCTTATATACAATACAAATTAAATCATCAAGGACTTTTTTACCATCTTCATATTGTCCCCATTGAAAATAAGTGTTCATAACAGTTAAGTCTGAACCTGGTTTGAATTGATCGATCATATCTATATTACTCTCCTTTCAAGTATATAGTATATAATTTCAAATTATTTTAGTGTACTTTCAAAGATAAAATTATAAGTCCACAACTCCATTATAATATTACTCTTGAGAAAGGAGGCTATTATGCCAAATTATTATAATGATTATACCATGGCACCTGGTAGTATAAATGGTTTCCAACCCAATTATGATCAATTACAATACTATCAGAACGAGCAGCATTTGATGGATCAGGCTGCTCAACAGAATCTTGCCAAGCAACAATATGTACAACAATTACAACAGAATGCTGGTGTAGTTCAGAAACCATTGTCTGCAGGAGGATTTCATTTTACAATTAAAGATGCCCCCGAACAGAATACAAAACCAAATGCTTCAATGACCTTACAGAATCCTGATACTGCTTTAATATCTCAAGGTATTAAACCACCTTCAAGCACAAAGCATTCAAAAAAGAAAAAGCCAGAAACAGTTAGTGGTGATATTGTTCGTGCCGATGATAATGAAGTAACGGTTGAAGACAATAAGACGATTCAAACTTATCAATACACTTCTCAATTATTAGGAGAGACTCTTGAACAGGTTGATATGGTTACCTCTGAAATTAAAGAGGAAATGGATACCATTCGATTGAGTAGGACCTTAAAGGGAAAGTATACTTATCTTGCAAATCTTGCTGATAATCTTGCTACATTATTAAATACGAAAGCAAATGTAATTAAAGAGATTAATAATACGATTACCAAATCGAATGAGCTTGATTATAGAAGAGAGAAAGATAAGAGAGATGCCGCTGCAAATCAGGCTGCAGATGATAAGTACATCATGGATATGTATAATGCATTCTTAAAGTCTGCTGGCCCTCAACAAATGTCGCAATATGCTCCTACTGGTTTACAGAATGCTGTTCCTGGTGCTGGTGATATTGTACGTGCGGATACTCCT